ATGGCTTCGACACCTACTCCCGCCGTCGGCAAGACCACGGCCATCGCCCCGGCCCAGCTCCACACCTTCCACCGGAACCCGAGGCGCGGCGACGTCGGGGCCATCATGGCCAGCCTGCGCCGCCATACCCAGTTCAAGCCGATCACCGGCAACATCGGTACGCACACGGGCCGACCGCTGGAGATCCTGGCGGGCAACCACACCCTGATGGCGTTCCGTGAGCTGGCCGAGGCCGAGCCCGACGACCCCGCCTGGCAGAAGATCCTCGTCCACTGGGTCGACGTTGACGACGACATGGCCGAGCGCATCGTGGTCGCGGACAACCAGACCGGCCAGCTGGGCGGGTTCGATGAGATCGAGCTGGCCGAGCTGGTCACCGGGTTCGGCGCGGACATCGAGGGCCTGGGCTTCACCGAGGCCGACGTGGACGACCTGGCCGCGCTGCTGGAGGAACGCGAGGACGATCTGCCGCCGGTCAACCCCGAGCCCGAGACCGAGCCGACCAAGCCCAAGCGCGACGACGGCCTGATCGACGCCAAGGACATGACTCAGCGCCGCGACGAGTACGGCGAGAACGCCGCCAACCGGATGATCGTGCTGACCATGCCCATCGCCGCGTTCGTCTGGGCTCAGGAGAAGCTGGAGGCCTTTCGCACGGAGCGCGGTCTCAAGACCAACAGCGAGGCGCTGCTGGAGCTGCTGGCCGAGTGGAGCGGCGACACCGCCCCCGGCATCGAGCCGACGCCCGCCGAGCTGAGCGCCCAGGCCGACGAGTTCCTGGACGCCGCCGACCCTGACGGGTTCACCGAGTGACCACGCTGACCCGCATCGAGCTGCCCCGGCTGGCCACCGCCGAGGAGGCGTCCACCATGGTGGGGGACACGGTGCCCGACCGTGCGCCCTCGGACATCAAGCCGGGCACCGTCATCCACGACGCCGAGACCGGCGCGCCCGTGCTCGGGTACCTGCCGCTGATCGACGCCGGGCCACTGCGCCGGGCCGTGCTCCAGATCGACACCTCCCCGGCGGTCCAGCGCGCCAATAACTACCGGTCGCGGTCGCGGACGTTCGGCTACGCCCCGCGCCGCCCGGTGATCTGGCGCGAGGCCTGCACGATCACCACGCTCGGGCGCGATCAGCCCGAGATCGAGCGCGTGCTGGAGAGCTACGCCGAACAGTTTGCCGACGGCCTCGGCGCCATTGACCCTGAGCTGGTAGAACAGGGTCAGCGCGAGTTAGCTAACGCCAACGTGCTTCCGGACTGGCGGCTCGGTGAGGCCCAGCTGTGGACGTCCGGCGTGGTGAACGACACCGCCCAGCTCCCCTACCACCGCGACGGGTTCAACTTCCCGGTGTGGTCGGCCATGCCGGTGGTCCGGCGTGGCACCCGAGGCGGTCACCTCCACATCCCCGAGTACGGCGTCACGCTGCCCTGCTCGGACTCCACGGTGACGTACTTCGAGGGCTACCGGCTGGTCCACGGGGTCACGCCGATCACGCGCGTGAAGGCCAAGCAGGGCTACCGGATCAGCGCGGTCTACTACGCGCTGCGAGGGATGAAGAACTGCCGCACCGCCGCCGAGGAGGCCGCGTACGGACGACAGCGGCGCACCGAGCGCGAGGCCGAAATGGCCAAGCGCCTGGCCAACGGCGACACCGACATCCCCGGCTCCAAGGGGCGCGGCGTCAGCCGCCAGGCGATGAGCGGCTGGCGCAACACGGGCGAGGGCGACCGGCCCTGGAACAGCGGCAAGCCCCGGCAGTAGCCGAGTCACCCGAGTCAGTCGGGTATGATCAGGCCATGACCGCTCGCCTGATCTACCTCGTTGGCCAGCCCGGTTCGGGCAAGAGCACGCTCATGTCCGCGCTGACGGCTGGCTTCGACCGGCACAAGATCGCGCCCGCGCCGGACTACCCGGTGGCGCACGACGTCCTGGCCGACAAGACCACGGGCGAGGTCGTCGGCGCTGAGCTGGGCGTCCGCCGTGAGTTGTTCAGCGGCACCGACGCGCTGCCGTCCAGCATCATCGACAAGGCCGCGCCCTGGGTCCGCTCCCAGCCGTACCCGCTGCTGCTGGCCGAGGGTGCCCGCCTGGCCAACCGCCGGTTCATCGACGCGGCGCTGGAGGGCGGCTACGAGGTCACCCTGGTGCTGCTCGACCACAACGACGCCGAGGACTGGCGCAAGGTCCGCTCCAAGGCCATCGGCAAGACCCAGAACCCGAGCTGGGTCAAGGGCCGACTGAGCGCCAGCCGCAACCTGGCCGACGCGCTGTCCGGCCCGGCCTACGAGGGCAAGGCGGTGGAGGTGCTGCGGGGTCACCCCGACCCCATCCGGTCGATCCTCAAGGGCATCGACGCCCGCCTGGCGTCGTAACCTGGCTGGATGGCCGACCAGCCCGAGTATTTCCAGGATCCGAACCACCGCGTCGAGATCCCCGAGCCGACGCCCGAGCCCGACGTATGGGACGCGAGCGGCGCGTTCGACTCGGCGCGGGCCTCGGACATCTTCGAGGAGACGAAGGACTGGCCCGACGCTCAGCGGATGGCCATGCTGGCGCGGCTGCGCGCCGCCGAGGTCCGCGCCGAGGTCAAGACCAAGTACCGGCACCCCGCCGAGATCGCCAAGGCGTGCGATCCCCGGTTCGTGATCACCCCGGCCATCGAGCTGTGCAGCTGGGCCATCGAGCGCGTGCTGCGCTCACCCAAGAAGCTGAACGTCCTGATCACCATGCCGCCTCAGGAGGGCAAGAGCACCACGGCGGCGGTGTGGACGCCGATCCGCGCACTCCAGCTGCGCCCGCGCCCGATCATCCTGGCGACCTACGCGGCGGCGCTGGCCGAGAAGCACTCCCGCGAAATGCGCCGGATCATCAGCACTCACGGCGCGGGCGTGATCGACTCACTGACCGGCCTGCCCGTGAAGGACAAGCTGGGCCTGAGCCTGGCCCAGGGCGCGAACAAGGTCAGCAACTGGTCCATCGACGGCGGCGCGGGCGGCGTGGTGGCAGCGGGCATCGGCTCGGCCATCACCGGCTTCCAGGCCGACCTGATGATTATTGACGACCCGTTCAAAAACATGATGGAGGCCGACTCGGCGGCGCACCGCGTCCAGGTGGACGACTGGTTCAGCAACGTGGCCCTGACCCGACTCAGCCCGTCGGCGTCGGTGATCCTGATTCAGACCCGCTGGCACCCCGAGGATCTGGCCGGGAAGATCATCGAGGGCGAGAAGCTGCTGGACCAGTCGGAGCGCACCTGGCGGCACATCAACATCCCCGCCATCGCTGAGGAGGGCATCGCTGACGCGCTCGGGCGCGAGCCCGGCACGCCCATGGTCAGCGCCCGAGACACGCCCGAGGCGAAGCGGAACTTCGCCATGACGCGCAAGCAGGTCGGCGAACGTACCTGGTACGCGCTGTACCAGGGCTCCCCGCGCAACCCGGCGGGCGGCATCTTCCAGCGCGCCTGGTTCGAGCCACGGCTGGAGGGCGTGCCGCTCTGGCCGGTGGCGTCGGTGGTCGGCGTCGACCCCGCCGACTCGGGCGAGGGCGACGAGGCCGGGATCATCGGCGGGATGCTGATGCAGGACGGGCGGGCGGCGCTGACGCACGACCGCTCGGGTCAGTACACCTCGGACCAGTGGTCCACGGTGGCCGTCACCCTGGCCCTGGAGATCGGCGCTCGGGTGATCGCGGTGGAGGGCTACACCTCGGCCAAGACGTACCTCCAGGTGGTCCGCAAGGCGTACCGGGCTCTCCATGAGGAGGCGGTGGCCAAGCTCAAGCGCGGCGAGCAGCTGACCCCGGTGGAGCAGCGCGCTATCCCTGACCTGCCGCCGTTCCAGATCGTGCCGTGGCGTGGCCCGAGCAAGGCCGATGCGGTGGCCCGGTCGGGCGCGCTCAGTCAGGCATTCGAGACCCGCCAGTGCCGGACGGTGGAGTTCGCCCTGCGGGTATTCGAGGAGCAAGCCGCCGACTGGCAGGCCGGTCAGCACCAGCCCGACCGGGTAGCGGCGGGCGTGATCGTCTACGACAAGCTGCTGGAGATGGCCGGGTCCAAGATGACCATCGCCAGCCCGGCCAAGGCGCGGAAGAACACCGCCCCGCCCGCGTGGATGACGCGGAAGATCGGTCGGTCGGCCTAGTCCCCGAGCTTGCTCACGACGTCGGTGCGGTAGGCGGTGACCGGCCAGATGGGCAGGCCCAGCTTCTGGCACACCACCGCCCCGACGCTCATCGCGTCGGCCTCGTTGTCGTTGGCCACCTCGGCCTCGGGCTCCAGCCGGTTCACCGCCAGAAGCACGGTCTGCTTGTCGGCGTTGCCGTTGCCGGTGGCGAACTTGGCGCGGGCCTTGGTGGCCACCACGGTCAGCGGCACGCTGTACTCGACGGTCAGGCTGATCACTTCACCGAAGATCCACGGCAGCACCCATGCGCCCTCACCGCGCGCCCCGTAGGCCAGCGCCTCCATGCCGACGTGCTCGGGGCGGTCCTCCTTGAACACCTCCTCGATGTCGCTCAGGAGCGTTCTGACGCGCCGGGCCATGGCCTGCTTGGTCTTGTCCTTGGTGGGCTTCGGCGCGCCCACCGTGACCACCTGGGCGCTGTAAGAGACCGGCTCACCGGGCTGCCTCGGCGGGTTGCTCGGTGGCCAGGTGGCGATGTCGATCAGCGCGAGCCCGGTCGCGGTCAGTGACGTGTCGACGCCGAGGATTCTCATGCCCTGATGTTACCCGACTCACTCGGGTGACTTGTACGATGGCCGGATGAGCCTCGGCTACCAGATTCTCGTTCTCGTCCTGTACGCACTGGCCGTGATGCGCCTGGTGCGGCTGATCAACGGCGACACCATCCTGGACCCGATCAGGGTCCGGCTGGCCCAGCGTGAGCGGTCGGCGCTGATCGCCGCCCGCGAGGCCACCCTGGCCGGTCAGACCGAGATCGCCCAGGGCCACCAGCGCCGCCAGCTGCGTTGGCACGCGGTGAACTACTTCGTGGGCTGCCCCTGGTGCGTGGGCATGTGGATGGCCGGGCTCACCACCTGGTACCCGATCTGGCTGACCGGCCTCACCTGGTGGCTGTACCCGCTGATCGCCCTGGCGGTGAGCCACCTGGTGGGCGTGATGGCCCGGTTCGCCGACACCGAGGAGATCGCCGTCGAGAGCGATGACGACGACCAGTAGCACGGCCTCGGGATAACCTGACTCCATGGCTGCCTCCACCATGCGCGTCGTCCGCCGCCCCAAGGGCAGCGCCCCGCGCCGGGCGCTGACGGCTGCGAGCCAGCTGGTCACCGACCCGCAGAAGTCGATGCGGACCTCGCTCGGTGGGAGCCCTCGGGCCGACTGGCAGAACGAGTCCTGGCAGATGGTGGACGAGGTAGGCGAGCTGGCCTACTGGCTGGCGTGGCTCACGGCCAGCTGCTCGCGCGTCCAGTTCATCGCCTCGGAGATCGACCCCGACACGGGTCTGCCGACCGGCGGGCTGACCCAGACCGACGACGGGACTCTCCCCGCCGAGCAGGCCCGCGTGGCCAAGATCATCAAGGACATCGCGGGCGGGCCACTCGGCCAGGCCCAGCTGCGGAAGCGCAGCGCCGAGTGCCTGAGCGTTCCCGGCGAGCACTGGATCGTGCTGCTGATGACCGGCAAGACCGACGGCCAGGGCAACCTCGTCCATGAGTGGTTCGTGCTGACCCGCGACGAGTGGAAGACCACCGGGGACGGCACCACCATCGAGCTGCCCGACGGGCGCTCGCACAAGTTCATCCAGGGTCTGGACGTCATGTTCCGGGTCTGGAACCCTCGGCCTCGGCGCGCCAAGGAGGCGACGAGCCCGGTGCGCGCGGTGCTCGACCCGTGCCGCGAGATCATCCGCACCACCAAGAAGATCAAGAACGCCAGCCAGTCCCGGCTGATCGGCAACGGCGTGGTGTTCCTGCCCGCCGAAATGAGCCTCCCGGCCAGTCAGGCCCCGATCCCCGAGGGCCTGGCCGACATCCCCGGCGTCGAGATGCCGACGGTCCAGGGCGTGCCCGCCGCCGAGGAGCTGCGCGACCAGCTCTACCAGACCGCCAGCGTGGCCGTCGATGACGAGAACAGCCAGGCGGCGCTCATCCCTCTGCTGGCCACCGTTCCCGGCGAACACCTCGGCAAGATCCTCCACCTCAAGTTCGGTAACGAGATCACCGAGGTGGAGATCAAGACCCGCAACGACGCCATCGCGCGCCTGGCCATGGGCCTGAACGTCAGCCCCGAGCGGCTGCTGGGCGTCGGGTCGAACTCCAATCACTGGTCGGCCTGGCAGATGGCCGACGAGGACGTGCAGACGCACATCAAGCCGGTGATCGAGACCCTGTGCAGCGCGATCAACGAGTCGGTGCTGCGCGCGGTGTTCCTGTCCGAGGGCATCGACCCCGACAAGTACATGCTCTGGTATGACGCCTCGGGCCTCACCGCTGACCCCGACCTGTCCGACGAGGCCGAGAAGGCCAAGGACCAGGGCGCGCTGCGCAACGAGCTGTACCTGCGCGCCCTCGGCCTGCCGGACGACGGCGGCTACGACCTCACCACCATGGACGGCATCCAGCTCTGGGTCACCGAGGCCCTGACCAAGGATCCGACCCTGATCAGCCAGCCGGTGTTCCAGGCGCTGCTGAGCGCGGGCAACACCGACCTAGCGAACTTCGAGTGGCCCGCGCCGCCCGTGGCCGCGCTGCCGCCAGGTGAGGGCGACGAGGACGAGGACGAGGACGAGGACGATGACACCGGCTCGACCGAGGGCGGCGAGCCCGACACCGAGGACACCGCCGCCAGCGTCACCGCCTCCAGCCGGGCGGACCTGGTGCTGGCCGAGCGGTTCCTGACGAACCGCGTGCTGGAGGTGACGAACAAGCGCCGCGTGCGGGGGAACGAGCAGAAGGCCCGGCTGGCGCGCGTCCCCGCCCGCGACTGGCACAAGTACCTCCCACCGCTGCCTCAGTCTGAGCTGCCCAAGGCCATCCGCGAGGTCGACGCCGCCCTGGCCGACGAGGTGGTGGCATCCCTCGGGATCAACACCGAGGGCCTGCGCGCGGCGGTCATCGCCAAGATCACCACCGAGCTGACCCGGCCCATGATCGACCACCAGGAGGCGAGCTGATGTGGCCCGAGCGTGGCGAGGCCCTGAGCCGGACCATCGAGTGCGAGGCGGCGCTGACCGAGGTCTACGCGCTGGCCCTCAATACCTGGGTCGTCGCGACGGAGCCGTTTGTCGTAAGTAGTTTGGTCGCAGCTAGTTTGCCGCCTGAGCCGGATTCGGTCTCTGAGACCGCCAGTGTCTGGGATCAACTGACGTCTGAGTTGATCCTAGCGTGCCTGTCAAGTCTGTGGGCATTGTCGGTGGTCGAGGCTTCGGAGGGACTGGAAATTGATCTGCCGGAATTAGGTGAGAATGTAATTACTCCATCCATTTCCGTGAAAGTAGTAAATGCAATTACGTCCACTTCGGAAGTAGCTACTGACGAATTGATGGACGCAATTGCGCGGGTGGAGGCCGATCCATTCCTGCTCGCGGCGCGCGACGAGTACGTGGCCAGCCAGCGCCCGAGCGTGGCCGCGACCCCGACCCTGATGCGGGACCGGGTAGCGGCGGCGGTGAGGGACGCGACCCCGACCGGGGACACCCCCGACGTCGAGGTGGTCATCACCGAGCAGCGCCGGGCAGCGGCTGAGGTGCTGAGCCCTGGCAGCGAGGCGACCCGCATCGTGGCCCGGCTCCAGGGCTATGGGGCGGCGTCGGTGCAGAACGCGGCGGTGGTGACGGCGGCTCACCGCTCCGAGGACGCGGCGGTGCTGGAGAAGACCTGGATCGCCACCCTGGACGGCAAGACCCGCCATACCCACTTCGCCGCCGACGGCCAGCGCACACCCCTCACCGGTAAGTTCCAGATCGGGACCGCTCAGCTGGAGTACCCGGCTGACCCCGGTGGCCCGCCCGAGGAGACCAAGAACTGCCGGTGCCGCGTCGGCATTCTGGCCAAGGACGAGCCGCTGCCCGACGAGGTGGACCGGCACACCGAGCGCCTGAACGGGCGCGACAGCGTGCAGATCAACCGGCGCGGGTCTCAGCAGGACGAGATCGAGCGGCGAGAGCGTCAGGGCACCGTCAGGGCGCGCGACGATGAGAACGGAATCGGGCGCACCGCGTCCGGCGGATGGACCGCCCCGAGTGAGCAGGAGTACGGCATGACCGAGTACGTGACCTTCACGGATCAGCCGGTGGCGTTCGTCGGCATCGAGTCCAGCGATGGCCGGATGCTGAGCCCAGACATCGACCTGACCATCCGCCAGACGCCGCTGCCGGTCATGTGGTGCCAGCAGACCAACTACGGCCACATGGACGCCTACACCGTCGGCGTCACTGAGGCCGCGCGTCTGGAGGGCGACCGCATCCTGGCGTCGGGGTACATGCTCGATGACGAGCACAGCTCGACGGCGTTCGACCACGCCGCCCGCAAGGTGAGCCGCCCGAGCATCGACCTCGCGGCCACCGAGTGGATCCTGGTGGACGAGAACGGCAAGGAGATCACCGAGGACGAATGGTGGGATTTGCCGATGGACGCCAAGGTGATCCAGTGCGTGACCAAGGGCGAGCTGATCGGGTTCACCCTGGTGGCCACGCCCGCGTTCGGCGAGACGATGCTGGAGTTCAACCCCGAGCCCGAGGAGCGCGAGCTGGGCCTGGTGGCCAGCGCCGCCGAGCAGTTCCGGCCCCGCGTGTACCCGGCGGCGCAGTTCGTGCGGACGCCGGACCAGTACCTCACCGAGCCGACCGAGATCCAGATGGACCCCGAGACCGGGCGCATCTTCGGCCACCTGGCCTGCTTTGGCAGCTGCCACCGGTCGCTCCAGGCTCAGTGCGTGATGGCTCCCAAGAGCCCGTCGAACTACTCGCAGTTCCACACCAGCCCGAGCGTGCGGCTGGACGACGGCACCCGGCTGGCCGTCGGTCGGCTCACCGTCGGCACCGGCCACGCGGACGAGCGCCTGGGCGGCGCGGCGGCGATGAGCCACTACGACAACACCGGGACGTGCTTCGCCCTGGTCCGCGCCTACGAGACCCCCATCGGCATCGAGGTCTCGGGCGTGGCCGCGCCCTGGGCCACCGCCGAGCAGATCGAGATGGGCCTGGCCGCGCCGCTGTCCGGTGACTGGCGCGACTTCGGTCAGGGCCTGGACCTGATCGCCGCCCTGGCCGTCAACACGCCCGGTTTCGCTGTGCGTGGGCGTGAGGACGCCGACGGGCGTTCTGTGGCGCTGGTGGCCAGCCTGGCCCCCAAGCCGACCGGCCCCCGTGGCACCTCGGGCACGGCGCTGACGGCCTCGGCCATCAGTGAGATCGTGGCGGCGGCGGTGACCAAGGCGCTGACCGACCGCGACGAGCAGGCCGAGATCGACGCGCTGCTGGCCGAGGCCACTCAGCTGGTCGGTGAGCCCGCCCCGGCGCTCACCCCCGAGGAAGAGATCGACGCGATGCTGGCCGAGCTGGCCGGACAGGAGAACTGACATGTGTGGTTGCAACGGCGGCGCTGGCGTCGGCAAGAACAAGGACTCCATGGGCTGGTACGTCCAGCTCCCCGCGTCGGCGGGCGGCGGCATCCTCCCCGAGGGCGTCAACCCCGCCGACCCCGAGGCGGGCCAGCCGGGTTACATGCTGGCCGCTGAGGCTCAGCGCCAGGTGACCCTGGCCGGTGGCGGCACCATCCGCAAGCTGGTCAAGGCCCCCGCCGAGCCCGTCCCGGCATAGGTCTGCACGGTCGCCCGCTAGCTTTCCCATCAGAGAAACCTGCTCCGTGTTGTGTACCGAGGTTGCTCGCCCAGTACCGATGACGACAGACGAGACTCACAAGGAGTTCGCAGTGAACGTCCCCTTCGCTCCACGGCAGCGCGTCGTGAACATCCTGGACCGCAAGGTGGGACAGTTCGCGCACCAGACCCCGGCTGAGCTTCCCACCGACGCGGCGGGCCTCCAGGCTCTGCTCGACTCGGCGCAGGCCGACATCAACCTGATCCAGGCCCGGCGCGCCGCTGGCGAGACCCTGACGGGTGCCGACCGCGACCGCCTCCGCGAGCTGGTCACCGACTACCGGGCCATCGACGCCGCGCACAGCGCCGCCGTCGAGGCCGAGGCAGCGGGCCAGCCGGTGGACGACGCCGAGATCGACGGCCTGCTGGCCGAGGTCAACGGCCAGGTCGCCCAGGGCCAGGAGATCAACGACGAGACCACGCCGCCGGTCGAGGGCACCGAGCCCCCGCCCGCCGGTTCCGACGGCACTCAGCCCCCGGCTGCCTCGGCTCCCGAGGGCACCCCGGCTGAGCAGCGCGAGGTGGTCACCGCTGGCGCGGGCACGACCGGCGGCAACCGCCCGGTCAACTTCGCCCCGGCGGCGGCGGGCTCCACCCCGCCCCCGGCCAACGAGGGCGGCGAGCCCGGCTGGCAGCTCCACCCCGGCGCTCCCGGCTACCAGGAGGGCATGGGTCGGGTCGGGTTCGCCCAGATCGCCCAGTCGCTCGACAGCATCCGCCCCGGTAGCCGCGCTCGGGTCCGCCCGAACCGCAGCAACCGGATGCTCGGCGGTGAGGAGTTCGCGCGCCAGGTGGTCTCCACCCTCCAGCGCGACGTCCAGGTGGTGGATGACCCGCACGCGCTGGTCGCCGCCATCAACGCCGCGACCAGCCTGGTCAACGGCCAGCGCGTCACCGCTGACAGCCTGACGGCTGCCGGTGGCTGGTGCGCCCCGTCCGAGCAGCTGTACGACTTCTGCGACGTGCCGGACGCCACCGACCTGCTCTCGATGCCCGAGGTCACGATCAACCGGGGCGGCGTCCGCTGGCCCCGCGAGCCTGATCTGTCCGGCATCTTCGAGGACTTCGAGTGGTTCTTCACCGAGCCCGAGCTGGAGGCCGTCGATCCCGACACCGGCCAGCCGACGGCGGTCAAGCACTGCGTCGAGATCCCGTGCCCCGAGGACTTCGATGAGATCCGCCTGAACGCGGTCGGGTGGTGCGTCGAGGCGGGCATCCTCCAGGAGCAGGGCTGGCCCGAGCTGATCGAGTGGTTCATGCGCTCGCTCACTCAGGAGCACCTGCGCGCCCTGTCGCGCCGGTCCATCCTCAACATCGTGGCCGGTTCCGGCCCGGCGAAGATCATCCCGCCGACCTCGGTCATGGGCTCGGTCGCGTCGGTCCTGAACAGCCTCGCGCTGGTGGCGACGAACATCCGCCTCAAGCGGGGCCTGAGCCGCACCGCCACCATCGAGGGCATCGCGCCGTCGTGGTTCTTCGAGGTGCTGCGCGCCGACCTGGCGTTCCGCGAGGGCACGGACACCTTCGCGGTGACCGACGCCCAGATCCTGGCGTGGCTGACGGCGCGGAACATCGCGCTCCAGTTCGTCGGTGACTGGCAGACGCGCTCGGCGGGCCTGCCCGGTCACATGGACACCCTGCGGTGGCCGTCGACCGTCGACATCGTGATGTACCCGGCGGGCACCTGGTTCCGCTCGATGAGCAACGTCATCGAGCTGGGCGTGATGTACCCGAAGGAGCAGCTCCAGGTCAACCGCTTCACGCGGATGTTCACGGAGGACGCCATCGCCGTCGGCAAGCGTTGCGGCGAGAGCGCGCTGATCCGCGTGCCGCTCGATGTCAACGGCGCTATCGGTGAGCGCCAGGCCATCACCGCCGCGTAGGTCACCGCGCCGACGTCAGACTGAGGGCGGGCAAGTAGTGGGCAACCCGAAGCCGTCCACCTTGCCCGCCCTCTCTCGTACTCCCAGGAGGACCACATGACCACTCCCACCGCCCCGGTGCTGAACGCCTGGCGCTTCAAGGCCCCGCCGGTCACGCCGCTGGCTCAGGGCCTGTACGCGGCCACCGACTGGCAGGCCCAGGGCCGATTCTTCAACGGCGTCGAGGTCGAGGGGCCGAACTACGGCGGGGAGGACTCGTTCGGCATCTGGGAGGCCGACTGGTGCGACGTCCCGCCCATCGACCAGGCCGAGCGCAAGGAGGGCCAGCGGCCCGAGCTGCTTCCGCCGTTCGACCGGCTGACCGTCTGGGCGTACGACGAGTGCGACCTGACGCTGCCGAGCCGCGATGAGGTCGAGGAGCGCGCCGCCCAGGTGCTGCGACTGGAGGAGCAGACCGCCGTCGAGCGCGAGTTCTCCAATCGGCTGCTGGAGGACGCCGGGACGCCCGAGGCGGTGACCAGCCTCAAGCTGGCCGTCGGATACCTGGAGGGCGAAGCCGCCAAGGCGAACACGCCCGTCTGGTTCCACGTCGGCGCTCAGTGGGCCAGCCAGGAGTTCGGTCTGTTCATCAAGACCGGCACCCGCTGGACGTCGCCGCTCGGTCACACCTGGATCGTGGGCGGCGGCTACGTCGATGGCCTGGTCAACACCATCGTCGCCACGTCTCAGCCGTTCGGCTGGCGGGACGCCCCGACCGTGCGGACGGCGATTGACGAGCGCCACAACCTCTACGCTGCCGTGGCAGAGCGTAGCGTTTGCATCGCGTACGAGGCCGTTATCGCTGCCGCTCAGATCGCCCCGTAGGAGACAGGAATCATGCCCGCTGGAATCATCGCCACCGTTGACGGCGACTACGCCACCATCGACTTCGTGGATCAGTCGCTCCGAGGCCCGGCCCTGGCGGCGCTGGCCGAGCTGGGCGCACCCATCGAGACCATCACCCGCGACGGCCCACGCCGGAAGTACCGCGTGCTGACCAACTTCGCCGAGCAGACCAACCTGCTGGACGGCGACGAGGTGGGCGCGGTGTTCAGCGCCGGTCACGACACCGGGGCGGCGGCGGCGCTGGTCGCAGCGGACCCCAACGTCAACGAGGGCGCGGACAAGGCCAACTGGCACACCCCGGTGGCCGAGTACACCAGCGCGAACAAGTTCGTCGGCCAGGTGGCCAACGACGTTGTGCTGGACCGCGCCCAGGTCTACACCGGGGATGCGTCGAGCTACGGCGGGTCGGGCCGGGCTCCGCTGCACACTGAGGTCATCGAGGCGGTGCGGGGCGGCACGATCCAGGCCGTGCAGCGCGTGTCGAGCTTTGGTCACCCCGGTGCTGAGGCGAACCTGGGCCTGGCCAGCCAGCCCTCGGCGCTGTCCACCGACCCCGGCTCCACGCCGGACGTCGGTGGGTCGTTCGTGGCCGAGGACTACACCAGCGTCCAGGCCACCCGCGAGGAGCCCCTGGCGAGCCCTGAGGACGTCACGGTGATCGGGGCGGACGGTCAGCCCGAGAACACCGAGAACGCCGCGCAGAGCGGCGCTGAGCCAGTCACCGATGGCACTCAGGTCGCGCCGGTCACCGAGGCCGAGGGCGCGCCGCGTCCCGAGGGCCTGCCCGAGGGTGAGCCGAACGCCGACTGGCTGCGCCCGCAGCTGGAGAGCTACGCCACCTGGAAGGGCATCGAGAACCCGGCGGGGTACCCGAACAAGGCCGAGCTTCTGACGGCCATCCAGAACCTGTGATGACCAGTCATCACTAGGGGATGAACATGTCTCAGGCCGAGCGGCTGATCCTGGCCGACCAACTGGCAGCCGAGCACACTCGGTTGCTGGACTTCGTGCGAACTGCGACGGTCCTGCTCGGCCTCCTACCGCTGCTGTATGGAGGTCTGACGTGGCTATACGGGGACGCCCTGTGGGCGGGGAACATCGTCTACGGAACGGCGCTGGCCGTCCCGTGGGCACCTCAGAGCTGGGGCCTGGCGATGATCGTGCTGGGTCTGGGCGTCATCGTTTCCGAACGGATGGATCGGCGGCGCTGCGTCTGTATCTTCACGATGCTGACGGCGCTGATGCTCTCGATGTTCATGGTGACGTTCCTGGTCGAGGTGATCGCCAACGAGAACGTGAGTGCCCTCCCGCCCGCCCTGGTGTACGGCGTGGTCTCGCTCTTGTTCATGGCGCGAGCCCGGCTGGCATGGACCGGTCGGGCCGGGCGACGTCGGCGGTGGGCCTTCCCCCGCTGGAAGGGATCAGGTGGCTGATGTCGACGCTTACCGCGCGGGTGGGCCGATGGCTGGCGCACACGCGGTTCGTTCCCACGCCGCTGTACCGGCTGGTCTTGATCGCCGCCGGGATCAGCGCGGTGCTCCAGCTGATCAACGGCGCGCCCGCCTCGGTCACCGCCACCGCAGACACGGGCTGGTTCGACTGGGCGTTCGTCGGGTTTCAGCTGATCGGCGCGGTGTGCGCGCTCTGGGGCCTGTATCTGGTCGAGGGTGACACTCCGACGCCCTGGGCGGCATGGGCGGCAACCGTCACCGGCGAGGTACCCGAGATCGACCCCGAGAAGCTACAGCGGTCACTGACCCTTGAGCTGGTCGGGCTCATCGCGCTCCAGACGTGCATGGCTATCCAGATCGTCTCGACCGTGGCCTACTACGGGCGCGTCCCCTCGGCCCTGTGGACCTGGATGGGGATCGTGTTTTGGCTCTGGTCGTTCTTCCGAGACCGCGACATCATCCGCGCCATTCGACGGCTGACCCGCCCATGACGGCGGCGCTCGTCCTCCAGATGATTGGAGGGGCCGGGTTCCTGGCGGGCGTGGCGGCGCTGCTGCATTTCCTGAACACCCGCAAGTCCACCAAGACCAAGGGCAGCGCCGAGGCGTACCAGGCGTACCGGACGTTCGTCGCCGGGGCCTTCGAGGACGCCGCCGGGGTCACCAGCCGAGTGACCGCCGACCGCGACAAGCTCGGCGTCATCCGCGTGGCGCTGATCGAGCTGGTCCAGGACGTCATGGGCCTGGCCCGACGGAAGGGTGCCACGCCCGAGGAGCTGGAGCCCTACCAGGACCGGCTGGACGAGGTTCGATCCCGGTAGACCTGCACGGTGCTGGCCTAATGTCTGAACCAGCTTCGGAGACCGACTCGGCACGATGTGCCTGACCCAGGAGGAATGACCAGAATGCCTGGCATCCAGCCCGTCAAGGGCACGCGACTCCGTGCGACCAAGATCGACGCATGTGGCCGACCGATTGCCGGTCCACGCAACCGCATCGTCACCAGCGGCTACGTCAGCGCCACGCTGACCGCTGTGATGAAGGAGGCGGTGGACCTCACCCAGGACAACGCCGAGGGCAAGGAGTGCTTCACCGACCGCACGCCGCCTCAGCGCCGCTGGTACACCCCGGCCATCGAGCTGTGCAACGTGAACACCGGCCTGGTGTCCATGTTCACCGGCTGGGAGACGCTGCTGGACCTGGGCGCGACCCCGGCCCCCATCGGCTTCCGCGACCAGCGCGACATCGAGACCGAGTACGGCATCGCCATCGAGCTGTGGACCGCCGGTCGCATGGACGACGACTGCGACGAGCCGCCGACCACGGACGAGTACCTGGATGCGCCGGGCTCGGGCCGGTCCTACGGGTATTTCCTGTTCGGCGCGACCGAGTGGATCCCCGGCGACCTGTCCATCGGCGCGACGGTCTCCACGTTCACGCTCACCGGTCGGACCATCGCGATGCCCGCCTGGGGCATGGGGCCGTACAACGTCGCCCCGGCGGCGGATGGCAGCCCGCGCCGCCTGATCAACCCGACCACCAAGAAGGAGCACCTGACGGCGTTCCGCACGCCCATCGCCCCGCCCGAGGTCACCCCCGGCACCGAGCCGGTGGCCCTGGCGACCAGCACCATCTTCACCGGCACCGATTACTACTACGGTGGCCCGGCTGGTGCCGAGCCCATCGACGTCGCCCCGGCCCAGGCCGCGTAGTCTGGTCCCATCAGCGAAGCAGTTCGGCCCCGGTCATGTTGACCGGGGCCGTTCTGGTTGTCGGGGTCAGCGGGCGGCGGCAACCGCCTCGGTCACCAGGTCGTACATGTTGCCGCCGTTGCCGTACAGGCGGCGCACCTGGCTCGGCATCAGGCCGTAGGCCACCAGGCGGGCGGCGGCGCTGAGCGCGTCCCCAACGGTGTCGGGGCGGGCGTCGAGGGCGTGGACGTCGAACAGCGCGCGGGCCATGCGGACCTCGGCGGTGCTGGCCTCGGTGTGGGCGATGGCCACGCGGAACTCACGGTCAATCTCGACGGCGGTGGTGATCATGGTCGGGCCTCTCTGTCTGGCGGGCCGGTCCCGCGCTGACAAGATTTAAGTTACCCGAGTCAGTCGGGTAAGTCAAGTCCTACTGTCGCTCACCGCCTCGGGCTACCCTGGCCTGGTGAGCATCCACTGGCCCATCGACCGCGTGACGGACCCGCTGCCCGACCGCCCCGACCCGGTGACGCCCGAGTGGATCAAGGCGGCGCTGGAGCGCAACGGGGCCGAGACCATGGCCACCGCGATCATCCACTACCTGAGCGGTCGGCAGTTCGGCTACGAGACCGTGACCGTTCGACCGTGCCCTCAGGGCGTCCGCCACCGCCTCCGCGAGACCGAGGTGACCTCCTACCTGGTGAGCTGGGAGGGCTACGGCTGGGTCGGCGTCCCGTGCGGCTGTGGCCCGCGCTGCTCGGTCAGCGGGCCACGGGTGATCCACCTGCCCGGCCCGGCGGCTGAGATCGAGAGCGTGGTGATCGAGGGCGTGACCATCCCCGAGGTCGGCTACCGGCTGGAGGGCAACGCGCTCTACCGCGTCGGCGGCAACTGGCCCGCCCAGGATCTGGGCAAGCCGCTCGGTGAGTCGAACACCTGGTCCGTGACCTACCACCGGGGTCAGCCGGTGCCGGGCGGCGTCGGCGCGCTGACCGGCCTGCTGGCCAAGGAGATCGAGACCGCCATCCACGACGACGGCGAGTGCCGCCTGCCGCGCACCGTCACCACCGTGAGCCGCCAGGGCGTCACGTACCGCGCCTACGACCCGGCGGTGATCTACAAGACCGGCAAGACCGGCCTCCCCGAGGTCGATCTGTGGCTGGCCTCGGTCAACCCGAACGCGCTGATGGCCGCGCCGAGCGTGCGATGACCGCGCCCGGCTGCCGGGTAGACCCGGCCATGGAAGTGATCGGCGCGGCGTCGGCGGCGCTGGCGTCACAGTTCGCCGATCACCCTCAGTGCCCGCCGCTGGTCGGCGCGACCGAGAACGTGCGGTTCCTGGCCGGTGACGGCGCGCCTCTCGCCGCCTGGGACAGTCACGCCAAGGGCGGTAAGCGCGGGTGCGCTGAGCCGTTCGTCTGGGTGCGGGCCATGCGCCGGTTCCGCTCGGCCACCTTCCCCCGCGAGACCCTGGACCAGAACCCGTGCTCGCTGCCCAAGGTGCTGGCGGTGGAGCTGGGCGTGGCGTGGTGCGCGGTGATCGCTGACCGGCCCGACCGCGCGCCCAAGTTCGAGGATCTGGCCCGCGAGGCCGAGGTCAGCATGGACACCGCCTGGCGGCTGGAGAACGCGATGTGCGCGGCGGCGAAGACGCTGACCGGCCAGGAGCGACAGGTCGGGACGGACACCGTGGTCCCGTATGGTCCTGAGGGAGGGATCATCGCCTGGTCGGGCGTGATCTACGCGAGCTACTGAGGAGCGAGTCATGGCCAAGATCACCGTCGAGGGAAGCATCCTGCCGAGCGCGTTCCTGGCGCGCGGTGACCGCGCCGAGGTCAACGACAGCGACCCCACCGTGCAGTACCTGATCGACCAGGGCTACGTGAACGTGGTCGACACCGAGACCGGCCAGCTGGAGCCGCCCCCGGTCCCCGAGGCCCCGAGCCCGAACGCCAGCACCAAGGACTGGCAGGCGTTCCTCACCAGCCAGGGCGTCGACTACCCGACCGAGGGCGACGGCTCCGGTCGCAACGAGCTGGTCGCGCTCTGGGAGCGGACGATCAATCCGCCCCCGGCTGAGTGACCGCGCGCATCCGCGCCCGCGTCGAGATTGACGAGGCGGCGCTGGAGCGGGAGTCGGGGCGTGATCTGCGCGCGTTCCACCGGTCGCTCACCCGGCGCATCGCCAATCAGGCCCGCGCCGACGTCCCCGTGCGTACCGGCAACCTCGGGCGCACCATCGGTGAGATGCCTCAGGTCTACACCCCGTTCCATGTGAGCGGCGGCGTCGAGGCCACCGCCGACTACGCGGCTGCCGTGCATGAGGGGTCGCGGCCACACCGCATCGCCGCCCGCAGCGCCGACGCGCTGCGCTTCGTCTGGCACGGGCGCGTGATGTTCCGCAAGTCCGTCTGGCACCCCGGCACCCGAGCCCGCCCGTTCCTGCGCAACGCCGCCCGCCGGGTCGTCGGCGCTGACCCGCGCGTCCACTGAGTTATCCGACTCGGTGCTACCCTCGGGCGTGAGGTGAGTGTTCCAGCGAGGCCGGAACTTAAAGTCGGAGGCGACCGGCGCTCACCGTGACCTCAGGGCTTCGGGAAGGAACCACATGGCTACGTTCGGTGCTGGCGGCAAGAAGATCGAGGACGACGCGGATCAGCTGATGCCGCCCGCCGACCTCACCGAGCGCGACCCCGACCCCTACGGCGACAACGAGCCCGGTGAGCCGGTCATCGTGGGCGAGGTGACCCCGGTCGAGGACCAGGTGGCCCAGGTCAACGACGACGAGTACCCGGCCCGCCCGTTCCGCGAGGACGAGCCCCGCTCCGAGGGCGCGGTGGCCCGAGTCGCGCCGGACCCCGAGACCGCCGACGAGAAGCAGGCCCGGCTGGCCCGGCTCCGCGCCGAGCTGGCGGCGGCTGAGGCCGAGGACGCGCCGGACACCGGCACCGCCGTGGCCCTGGTCGAGAAGTGGGACGTCACCAAGGACACGGACGAGACCTGGCCGTATGACTTCCTGGAGTTCGAGGGCGACAAGCTCGGCGTCCGGCTGCCGCAGAAGCAGGCCCTGGCGGCGTTCTCGCTGGCCAGCTCCAAGTACGTCAGCCTCGGGGTCAAGAATGACCTGACCGGCCTGTTCATCGCGCGCCACCTGAGCCCCGAGAGCTACGGGCGCGTGTTCTCCCGCCTGATGGACCCCGACGACTCGGCCTACACCGTCGAGACCGTGGGCGAGCTGTTCAACGCCATCGTGACGGCCAGTGTCGAGGCCGACAAGTCCGAGTAGCGGTCATCCATCGGATAGCCTGACCAGGTGACCGATGTAGGGAAGATCAGTCTTGGCGTCGAACTCGACGCCGACGACCTGGCCTCCCGCCTCGGTGAGGCCGTGCGGCGGGCCATCGCCCCGGCGCTGGCCAAGGTCCAGGCCGAGCTGAACAAGGTCCAGCGCGAGTATGACCAGACCGCGCGGGCCAGCGAGAAGGCGAACACCGCCCAGGCTGCCGGTGCCAAGGCGGTGGCCGAGGCCGTCGAGCAGATCGGCAACGAGCAGACCAAGACCGCCGCCAAGACTTCGGCGGCGGGCGCGGTGACCACGCGCCAGCTGAACGCGATCACCCGCGCCTACGAGCGGCAGACCGCCGCGATCATCAAGAACACCGCCGCCCGAGCGGCGAACGCGGCTACGCCCGTCGGCGCGGCTCCAGCGACCGGCGGGTTCGGCGGCGGTGGTGGTGGCGCTCCACCCCGGCGCACGGCCACCGGTGACCTGTTCACCGGCCAGGGCGGCGGCGGGCGGTTCATCACCTCTCCGGTGGGCGTCAACGCCATTGCCCTGGGTATCGGGTCTCTCCCGGCGGCGTCAGCCGCGCTCATCCAGGTGGTCGGCGGCGTCCAGCAGCTGGCCCAGGCGGGCCTCGCGCTGCCCGGCATCTACGGCGGCGTGGCGGCGTCCATCGGTACCGCCGTGCTCGGGTTCAAGGGCCTCGGGGAGGCCACCGAGGCGCTGTCCGAGGCGATGAAGACCGGAGACCCCAAGGATCTGGAGAAGGCCAAGGAGGTCATGCAGGATCTCCACCCGGCCACCGTGGCCGTCGCGGAGACCCTGGCCAAGCTCAACCGAGGCCCGCTGCTGGAGTTCCGCAAGAACATCGCCGGGCAGATGCTTGACGGGTTCGACCAGTCTCTCCAGGGCCTGGCGGACAAGGCGCTCCCGCGCGTCGAGAGCGGGATGGGCAAGGTCGCCACCGCCTGGAACGGCACCCTCAAGACCCTGACCACGGCGGCGGGCCGGGACAGCAACCTCAACCTCATGGATCGGATCTTCGGCAACACCGCCGAGGGTCAGACCCGAGCGAACGCGGCCATCGAGCCGCTGGTCCACGCGCTCGGCACGCTCACCGCCGCCGGTACCGACGTGCTGCCGCGCCTCGGTGACGGCCTGACCGACGTCGCCCATCGGTTCGACGCATGGATCACTCGGGTGGACGGCGACGGGCGGCTGGCCAAGTGGATCGACCAGGGCCTGACCGGCCTGCGCCAGCTGGGCGAGACCGGGCTGAACCTGATCAAGATCGTGACGAACCTGACCCAGGCGGCGGGCGCTGACCAGGGCGGGTTCCTCACCTGGCTGGAGTCGGCCACCTCCAAGCTGCGCGACCTGACCGGCTCGGCGTCGGGCCAGGCGTCCATCGCGCGGTTCTTCCGTGAGGGGCGCGAGCAGGCCGCTCAGTGGCTCCCGATCCTCCAGAACTTCGCCGAGCTGCTGGGCGACGTCTACGAGGCCAGCAAGACCTGGACGTCCGTGCTGCTGCCGGTGCTCCGTGGCATCACCGAGGCGCTGACGGCCATCCCCGGCCTGACGCAGGCCGTACTGGTGGGGTTCCTGGCGTGGAAGTCCATCACCCTGATCACCACGCTGACCTCGGGCCTGAGCCGGATGAGCGGCGTGCTGGACGCGCTGCCCGGCAAGGCTCAGCGTGCCGGGCGCGGGCTCGGGGCCATCGGTGGGGCGCTGGGCAGCACCCGAGGCACCACCGGGCTGGGTCTGCTCGCGGCGGGCTCGATCACGTCGCTGACGTCCGATCAGGGGGACGTGGCGGGCCAGCTCATGGGCGCGCTGTCCACGGTGGGCGGCGGCGCGCTGACCGGCGCGGCCATCGGCTCGGTCATCCCCGGCCTGGGTACCGGCATCGGCGCGCTGATCGGCGGCGGCGTCGGCACCGCGCTGGCCGGGATCAACTACCTGCTCGCGGACAACAAGGCGGCGACGGACGCGGCGGCTGCCGCTGCCGAGGCGCACGCGGCGGCGCTGGACCGGTCCCGAACGGCCATGGAGCTGACCAACCAGGCTACGAAGTCGGCCAACGACTCCCTCCTGGCGTCGGGTGGCGCGTTCGACGCGGCCAGCTTGGGCGCGGTCGGTGACATGATCAGCCAGATTCCCGACCGCCTGGCCGGGGCCTACGACGAGTCGACGCTTAAGGGCATCGCGTCGGCGCTCGGTGACGTCAACATGACCACCGAGCAGCTGAGTCAGACCGTGACCGGCGCGGGACCGCAGTTCGACGCGCTGACCGCCCGGCTGACCGCTATGGGGCCGAACGGGGCCATCGCCGCTACTCAGCTCCAGAACATCCGCGACCAGGTGCTGGGCACGGCGGCGAACGCCCAGACCGCCGCGCCCCTGCTCCAGGGCCTGGCCGACCGCCTCGGGGTCGACATTCCGACGGCGGCTGTGAACGTCCAGAACGCGCTGGCGGCGGTGCCCAAGGACGTTCCGATCAACCTCAGCGCCCCTGGCGGTGAGGCGGTGTTCCAGCTGCTGACGGACATCGGCGTCAAGGTCACCACCGACAACGCCAAGAACATCCTGGTGGAGGCCCCGCTGGCCCCGGCGGTCCTGGAGCAGCTGCGCGCGCTCGGATACGAGGTCACTCAGAACAACGACAAGACGATCAACGTCTCGGTGAACCAGGCCCAGTACGAGGACACCTTCCGCAAGCTCGGAACCCTCGGGGACATGTACCGCCAGCTGCTCGGGCCGGGCCTGGGCCTGCCGAATGTGCCTGCTCCCGCCCCTCAGCCGCAGACCGTCACCGACCTGCTGTTGCCGCCGCCTCGGCCTGGCGGCGCGGACGGCATGGTGATCCCCGGCTACGCGCCCGGTCACGACGTGGTGAACGCGGTGCTGGCCCCCGGTGAGGGCGTCCTGATCCCCGAGGCCGTGCGCGGCCTCGGCGGGGCGGCGGCGGTGTACGCCATCAACAGCCGGTTCCGCTCGGGCCTGTCCAAGCGGTACTACGCCGACGGCGGCGTGGAGCCGCACCTGGGCACCGGGGCGCTCCCCGGCCCGCCGCCGGTCATCGGGCCGGACACCGAGCTGAGCGTGCTCATCCAGATCCGCGACCTCCTCAGCGGTAAGGGCGGCGCGGCCAGCAACCCGCTCGCGGCGACGGCGGCGAACACGGCCACGGTGGCCTCGGCGGCTGACGCCAGCGGCACCACCATGGGGCCGTTCGGCACGCCGCTCAAGAAGCGCGGCAACCCCGGCTACGAGATGGCCGCAGCGGCGCTCCAGGCGCTCGGGGCCGACCCCGAGAAGTGGATCGGCGCTGACCCGTCGACCTACGTTCCGCCGGGCGTCGGCCAGCTGCCGGGCGTGACCGGCGCGGGTCTGCCGGTCAACTACGCCGCCCAGGCGGCGGCGCTGGCGGCGTTCGCGCGCTCGGGTGACCTCGCGGATGTCGCGGGTCTCGGGCTGAACGCGAACGACCCCGTGATCACCGCGCTGACCTCGGCGCGGAACAAGAAGAAGGGCGGTCTGGACGACGACCAGATCGCGGGCCTGGTAGACCAGGTGCTCGGCCAGGGCGGCTACGGCGGCGTGCTGGACGAGACGAACACCTCGCTGATCAAGTCGCTGACGCGCTACCGCGAGCAGCTGATGAAGCAGCAGGGTCTGGACCCGAACGCGGTCGGTACCACCTCCAGCACGCCGACCTCGGTCGCCACGGCCATGCCGACCTCGGGGACCGGCGCTCAGGCGGTCATCGACCTGGCCATGCGTTCCAGCGGCGGGCAGTACAAGTGGGGCGGCTCCGACCTGGCCAAGGGCCTGTCCGACTGCTCGGGCGCGGTCTCGGACCTGGTGGAGCTGATCACCAAGGGCCAGGCCGATCCCGGTCGACTGTTCGCCACCAGCAACGCCCGCGACGTGCTGACCAAGCTCGGCGCGGTCGAGGGCGCTATCCCCGGCGCGCTCCAGATCGGCTGGAGCGACACTCACATGCGCTCGACGCTGCCCAACGGCGTGGCATTCGAGTCGGGCGGCGGCACCGGCCAGGGCGCGACCTACGGCGGCAACGCCAAGGGTGCCGAGGGAATGCCGAACATCATGTCGCTGCCCGTCGGCGCGCTCCCGCCCGGCTACGGGCTCGGCGGAATGACCGGCGCGAGCGGCGGCGTGAACGCGCTCGGATACTCGGGCGGCGGGCCGGTCCCGGTCTACATCGTGGCTGGTCCGAACGGCGGGCTGCCGCCGGGCATGGACCAGATTCTCGGCGCGGGCCTCGGCGCGGCGGGCGGCGCGGCTGGTGACGTCGCCAGCGACATCGTGGGCGCGGTCGGCGGGCTCGGGCAGGAGGCGTGGCGGAAGCGCGCCCCGGCGGCGGGCCTGGACCAGCTGCTGGACGAGCGCAACCCGCTGGCCCTGGCCGAGGCCATGGGCTTCGACGTCCAGGACTTCACTCGGGCGGGCGGCGCGTTCGACCAGGACCAGGTGCAGAAGTCCGACCAGCAGTACGACGCCTCGGGGCGGCTGTTCTCCGACACCGCCGGGCTGATGGACCGCACGTTCTCCAGCCTCCAGGCCCAGCTGAGCGCCATGCGCGAGCAGCTGGTGGACGTCATCGAGCAGACGAATCAGCGCCTGGCCGAGTCGGCGCTGGAGCCGGTCATCAAGGCCGGTATGCAGTCGGCGCTCGAAGGGCTCAAGGACTCGGTGTCCACGGCCATCGGCTCGGCGCTCGGCAACGCCGCCGCACCGCCCATCGCTGACGCGGTGAGCAGCGCGGTGTCCAGCCTGCCCATCGACCAGTCCGGCGCGGGGAACGTCGGCAACGGCCTGGCCGGTGTGGTGGCCCAGGGCTTCGCAGGCGGCGGGCCGGTCAGCGGCGGCACCCCCGGCAAGGACTCGGTTCCCGCCCTGCTCATGCCCGGCGAGTACGTGCTGAACACGGCCCAGGTGGCCCGCATGGGCGGGTTCGCGGCGGTGGACACCATCGCCAGCCGAGGGATGCGCCGGTACGCCACGGGCGGCGGTGTGATCGGCAACGACTCGGTGGGCGCGGAGTTCTTCGGGGTCTCCGAGGTGCCGATCCTCGGGGCCATCGTCAACCTGATCATCCGCACGCTGCTCCAGGTGATCGGCGTGGAGATCGAGAGCCGCGACACTCTCAACGAGATGACCGACGAGTTCCGTGGGTTCCGTGGGGATGCGTTCAAGGCGTTCGACGCTCAGGGCCGACTGCTGAACGACACCTCGGGCCTGATCGAGCGCACTCAGTCCAGCACCGAGACCGCCGCCGAGGAGCGCATCCGCATCCTCAAGATCGTCATCCAGGCCATCATCAAGTACATCATCGAGAAGGTCATCGTCCCGATCACCAAGGCCGTCGCCAACGCTGCGATCCAGGCCGGGGCGTCGGCGGCGGGCGCGGCGGTCAACACCCAGGCCCCCGGCGCTGGCGGCATCGTGTCCAGCCTGATCAGCTCGGCGGGCCAGGCGGGCGTGGAGATCGCCGCCGAGGTCGGCACGGACTTCGCGCTGGCCATGTCCGAGCAGCTGATCAACGTGGTGGCCGAGGGCCTGCAATCAGCCGCGCCCGACCTGGTGAACAACGTGTTCGGCGGTGGTCTGCTGGCGGGCCTGTTCGACCCGGCGGGCGGGTTCCTGACGACGCTGGTCGGCGGGTTGTTCGGTGCGTTCGCGGGCCTGTTCGGCGGGCTGTTCGGCGGGGCGTCGACCCTCATCCCCGGCATCCCGTTCGACCAGGGCGGCATGGCCACCGGCAAGGGCCTCATGCTCAAGGACGTGGACGACGACGAACTGGTGCTCAAGCCGGTGGAGACCGACCTGTTCACCCGGTTCGTCAAGGCGCTGGAGAACGGCGGGTTCGGCGGCGGTCGGACCAATCACGTATCCGCACCCATTACTGTTATCGGTGGTGGCCGCGAGACCGCCGAGCAGGTCAGTGACCGACTGGTCCGCTTGATGTCGTAGGAGGCAAGGTGGCGTTCCGAGGCTACTTCGCCCTGAACGGTGTCGAGATCGCGAACTCCAGCCGGGTGGCGACACACCTCGGGATGGACCCGCCGACCAACGACCTGGGCCTCCTCGGCCAGGCGGTGGACTGCGCGCTGGTGCCCATCGCGCCGGGGCGGCTGCTGGCTGAGCTGGCCCCGAGTCAGGAGCTGATCGGCCCCGGTCGGCTGCTGGCCACGCCGCCCGACGGGTCGCGGCTCTACAGCCCTCTCCTCGCGCTGGTCGGTGACTGCTGGAGCCCCGAGAACATGTGCTTCGGGTGCCGGGGCCAGATCACCTACGACGACAGCTGGCCGGGCCTCCAGACCATGCTGGGCGACACCATCTACCGCCCCGAGCTGGCCCCGTGGTACTCGCTCCAGGTGCCCGAGTCCGCCGAGTTCGGCGGCATCTGGGTCATGGACGTGAAGGGCCTGGACGGCGCGCCCGGTGGCCGTGAGGTCACGGAGATGGCCGGGAGCGGCGGCGCGCCAGGGCCTCACCGTGACGGCAGCCGCCGCGTCCAGTTCGACGCGCTGCTGGTGGCCTGCACGAACGCGGGCCTGACTCACGGGCTCCAGTGGCTCAAGACTCAGCTGCGCGCCACCATCAACCGGAACGACTCACGGCTCCGCTACCTGGCCGCTCACCCCGGCGACTCGGCGGCTGACCCCGAGACCCTGATCCGCGAGCTGCACGGCGTCGTGATGACTCAGGAGGTTCAGGTCACCCAGGCGGTGAACGCCAGCCGAGGCGAACACCAGCAGGCCACCATGTACCGCGTCCAGTGGGAGCTGACGGCCACCCGGCCCTACGCCTACAGCGCGCCGGTCACCCTGCCGGTGGAGTGGGACGAGATCGAGGTGACGCCGATCAGCTGGGTCCACGCCGCCGACTGCCGCGAGACCTACAGCTGCGCGCCGATGCCCGCCCTGTTCGCTGAGGACTGCGCCATCGAGCGCGTGGACGCGGTGGTCACGCCGCCCCCGACGTGCGGTGGCTGTATGCCGGTGAGCGGCATCGACACCTACGTCTACGAGGTGCCGACGTTCGACCGGCCATTCCGCACCGCCGAGACCTCGGTGACCACGCGCATCAAGAACACCGGGGCCGACAACCTGACTCTCCAGGCGTTCTGGCGGCGCTGCAACGCCCGCGACGACTGCGATACCGACCAGTGGCCGCTCCAGGTGACCAGCCTCCCGCCGGACGCCGAGCTGATCCTGGACGGGATCAGCAAGAGCTACCACGTGTACCTCGGCGGTCGGAAGCGCCGCCCCTACGGCATGGTGGCCACGCCCAAGGGCGCGCCGTGGCGTCCGCCGGTCATCGACCGCTCGGACTGCTGGGAGTTCGTGGTGATCGCGCCCGATGATGGGCACTTCGACGTCACCCTGTCGCTGACCGACCGGGAGGCGTAATGGCGCTCGGTGACGAGCAGCACCGCGTGATCACCGACGACCAGGTGGTCAGCATCCACACCGCGCGGGGCACCCAGCTGCTCCAGTTCGACCCCGACGAGTACACGTCGATCAGCTGGGGCCGGGTCGGGCGTGACGCCAGTCGGTTTGACCTGACCGCGCCGCCGGACGCCGATATTGACCGGCTGGCCGAGATCGAGACGTGGCGCGACTGGGCCTCGGTCTGGGACGGGTCGAACAATCAGCTGCTCTGGACTGGCCCGGTGATGACCGCCAAGGACAACCGGGGCGGGCTCACCATCAGCGCCAAGGACCACGCCGCGTACCTCAGCCGGACACGCGCGCCGATCACCCGGCGGTGGGACGCCGCGCCCCCGGCCAGGATCGCCGGGGAGCTGTGGACCCGCATGGCCGAGGCCCAGGGCATCAACGCTCGGCCCATCGTGCGGCCTGACCCCGAGGGGAAGACCTACGACTTCCAGACCGTGGCCGACGAGCAGATGCTGGACCGGACGTTCACCGAGCTGACCGACCTCGGGCTCCGGTACGCGGTGGTGTGCGGCACGCCGATTATCGGGCCGGTGAGCCGCGAGCCGGTGGCCACGCTCAGCGAGGACGACTTCGAGGGTGACGGCATCACGTTCGTGAAGGACGGCTCGGCCACCTACAACGACGTGCTGGTGCGCGGGGCCGACAACCTGGCCCGAGCGCGCACCGACTACTTCGGGCAGAACCTCCAGACCATCGTCAACCTGGACTCGATGTTCGGCGTGAGCAACGTCAAGGGCGCGGCGCAGGACTACATCCGCGAGACCGGCAAGCCCCGTGTCCGGCTGGAGCTGCCGCCGAACACCGTGCTCAAGGCCACCGCGCCGGTCAGCATCGAGGATCTGATGCCCAGCGCCCGGTTCGTCATCGAGGCGCGGGGGATCCGCCAGCTCTTTGAACTCAAGGCGGTCGACGTCGAGCGGCGTCAGGGCGCGGCGTCGGTACGGGTCACAATGGAGAGCGTGGAGCCTGAGCTGGAGCTGACCGACACCAAGGCCGGGCCGTCGGTGACGCTGGGCAGTGGGGCGAGCGCCCGGTGACCGCCGCGCTGCCGGGCCTGGCCCCGGCCAACGACGATGAGCTGATCCGCGACATGCACCTCCGTCTCCGCAAGCTGGAGACGACGAACACGTTGCGCGTCGGCCCCTGGGTCATCAGCACCGACCCGATCAGCGGCAACCTGAGGGCCACGCGCCCCGGCCACTCGGTGCTGATTGACGAGACCGGCGCGACCGAGGAGTCACTGGGCGCGGCGGCAACGCCCGTCGAGGTCGACCTGACCGGCTACGTGACGAACGCCCAGCTCGACGCCGCTATCGACGGCCTGCCGGACATCCCGACGCTTCCCGATGTCCCCGGCATGATCACCTCGGCGTTCACCGACCTCTACCACAAGCTCACCGGCATCCTGAGCAACCCGGTGGACGCGCTGGCCAGCCTGGCCAACTTCTTCCGCGTGGAGCTGGGCGGGCTGATCAGCTCGGCCCGGCTGCCGATCATCCCGCTGAGCCACATCCGCGACGTCAACCCCAACCTGCTCACGGACGGGTCGTTCGATGACGAGCTGAGCCTGGCCGGGTTCCCTGACTGGGACTACGACGAGGAGGACGGGCGTAGCCGCCCCGGCGCGGCGTACACCGTGGCCGACGGCAACACGCACATCATCCACTCCAACCCCATCGAGGTGGAGACCGGCCCCGACGGCGACAAGCTGGCCATCGAGGTCTACACGCGGTGGCTGAGCCTCACGGCCACCGCCGGGTCGATCCAGCTGGCCGTGAGCAGCTACACCGCCGCCGACGAGCGGATCGGCACTGAGCCGACCGTGCTCGCCAGCACCAGCGGCGCGGGCACCAAGGCCGGATGGGACACGAAGCTGGCCGTGGCCGAGTGGACGCCACCGGCCACCGCCGCCTACGTGGTCATCGAGCTGATCGTGACCGCCGGGGCCACCGCTGGCGTCGTGAAGTTCGATGACGCGAGCGTGCGCAAGGTCGGCGCGTTCCCGCAGTCGTTCGTCTCGGGCCTGGTCGGCGCGCTGCAAACGGCGGCGCAGAACCTCCAGAACATGATCAACAGCGTCTGGACCGGCATCACGCGCTCGGTGCTCGACGCTCCCAAGACCCTGGCCGACATGTTCGACGCGCTCCAGGCCATCAACCCGCTGAACGTGCTCGGCCTGGGCGGTATGCCGAACATCTTCGAGACCATCGCGGAGACGTGGAATCAGCTGTGGGGCGGGTTCGCGCGGCAGATCGGCGTCGGCGGCAAGAGCATCGCGGACGCGGCGAACGCCGCCCAGAACATCGCTGAGACCGCCGACACGGCGGCGCAGATCGGTGAGTGGAACAACGCCATCCTGGGCATCCGTGACGCCAACGGGTTCGACTCGGGCATGGACCCGACCGTGACCAGCATGTACCAGATCCCGTTCGCGGGCGGCGCGGGCGCTGACCCGCCCATCGTCCCGGCCACGGCCAGCTCGGTGCCGGTGGTGTTCTGGCTGGCCGAGCAGGACGACACGCGCGGCTCGGTGACCTGGTTCGGTCGGAACAACGGCACCCTGACCGCGCTGTACGTGGACGTCTACAAGGTCAACAAGACCACGAACCAGGCCGTGCTGCTGCACACCAGCTTTGACCTCCTCCCGCAGTCCAGCACCAGCTGGAAGGTCATGCGCTACAACATGGTCACGGCCAACCGGGTACCGGTGGTCCACGGCGACGTGCTCATGTTCGCCATCCGCGCCCAGGGCACCGGCACCCATGAGATCGCCGGGCACTACGCGAGCTGGCTGCCCGCCGACACGGCCATGATCCCGCGCCGACCCTCGGGAACGCGCTCGGCGGCGGCGGGCACCATCAGCCTCGGTTCGATCACCTACGCCGGGGACATCCCCTGGATCGGCGTCGGCATCGTGGAGGGCGACATCGCGCCGCCGTTCTACGCGCCGCGCACCACCGAGTTCGCCACGCCCGGCGCGGGCCAGGTCTACAACATCCCGACGTGGGCCAACTACATCGACGTCATCGGCATCAGTGGCGCGGCTGGTGGCCACGGCGGCAGCGGCGGCACCAGCCTCCACGGCTACTCGGGTCTGCCGGGCGAGTGGTTCACGGAGACGCTGGTGCGCGGCGTCGACTTCCCGGTGAACGCCACCCAGATCATCCTGGACATCGGCGCGGGCGGCGCGGGCGGCGCTCGGGAGGCGAACGGTGGCAACGGCGGCGCGACCACGCGCCGGGCCATCAGCGGCGGCAAGGCGGCGCTCAGCGCGCCCGGCGGTCTCGCCCGCAACGGCTACAACACCAACGACGCCCAGGGGCGCAGCCCCGGCAACATGACGTACCGAGGGATCACCTACGCGGGCGGTCAGGGCGGCGTCAGCACCTCGGCGCAGAACGGCCAGCCGGGCAGCGCGCCGGGCGGCTCGGGTGCGGGCGGCGCGGGCGGGTTCTGCACGGTGGCCTGGGCCGGTGGCGCGGGTGCGCGCGGCGGGGCCTGGGTCGTGGCGCGGCAGAACAACAGCTGATGGCCGGGTGGTTCGACGCGCCGCCCGCCCCGATCACGGTGGGCGCGCCTGGCTGGACTGACGAGGAGCCGACGCCCGGCGCTGACCCGGCGGTGGAGGTCGGCTGGTGGGCCGTGCTCACCATCGACGTGCGCGAGACGGCCACGCCGAGCCAGGCCATGGCGCTGCGGGCGGTGAAGACCTGGGCGCTGACTCAGCTGGCCGGGCGCAGCCAGTCACTGACGCTGCGGAAGATCGCCATGGTGGCGCTCACCGAGACCGCCGAGGCCGTCGAGTCGGCCACCCTCCAGAAGATCGCCATGATGGCCCTCAGCCGGACGGCCCCGGCCTATCAGGCCCTCGGCCTCGTCAAGGTGATGAACATGGCTGTGGCGACCAGCCAGGCGGGATCTAGCGAGGCCCTGGTGCTGGCGCGCATCGGCACGCTGGCGCTGACGCGCTCGGCACCGGCCACCGAGGCGCTGGAGCTGGAGCGCGTGGTGACCGCCGCGCTGGCGTCCACCGCCGACTCGACCGAGGCGCTGGCCATGGTTCGGATCTACCTGATGGACCTGTTCGCCTACGGAATCATCAACGGCCAGTATTACTCGGGGTATGCGCTCGGTGCGATCAGCCTGAACAGCATCAGCTCCATGGCCCCGTTCTCCAGCGGGGCCGGGTCCGGCGAGACGCTGGCGCTCGGCTTCCGACCGACCGCCGCTGCGACGACCATCCTCACCGCCTCGGGGAACTACACGATCGCTCGATGGGCCGACTGGATCGACGTCGTGACGCTCGGCGCGGGCGAGGCCGGTACGGGCATCGTTTGGGGCAACGGCTCGGGCGGGCGGGCCGGTGAGTGGAACGCCCAGCGGTACTACCGGGGCAGCGACATTGCGTGGTCTCAGACCGTGATGCAGGCGACCGTCGGCGCGGGCGGCACCGGCAACGGTGGCCCCGGCGGTCAGACCTACGTGTTCCCTGGCTCGGGCCTGGCCACGCTGCTGTCCAACGGCGGCACCGGCAACATGGGCGTGACCAACCCGCAGGGCGAGGGCGCGGGCAGCTTCACGTTCAACGGCGTGACCTACGTCGGTGGCGGCGCTCAGGGCTCGCTCGGCAACGCGGGCCAAGCGCCGGGCGGCGGCGGCGCTGGTGGCGGGTTCGGGGCCAGCTCGGGCGGCGCGGGCGCACGCGGTCAGGTCTGGTTCCGCGCGGGCCAGGGATAGACTCGGGCCATGGCCGTCGGACCTACCGCGTATCTGGTGAACAAGCTGCTGGATCACACCTTCCGTTCCGGCGTGACCTGGACGCCGCCGACGACGGTGTACTTCAAGGCCCATATCGGTGATCCCGGCGCAACCGGCGCGGCCAACGCCAGCGCCCAGGCGACCCGCCTGGCGACCACCTGGGCGGCGGCGGCGTCGGGCCTGATCACCATGACGGGCACCCCCGAGCTGACCCTGAACGCGACCGAGACCATCACGCACGGCTCGATCTGGGACGCGCTGACCGGCGGTAACTGCCTCTGGACGGCGCAGGCGTCGGTGGCCAAGGGCGGTATCTCTGGCGACATCATCCGACTCACGGGCATCACGCTCGGCATCACCGGCCTGGCCGCGTAAGGAGACCCATGACTCAGCCGACGACGGTCCAGTGGGGCGTGCGCCAGGAGGTGCCGATCATCCCCGAGGGCGAGATGCCCGAGCAGATCCCCGCGCCCGCGCCGATCAACTACGAGGGCATGACCGAGGAGCAGGTGGCCGAGGCCGAGGCCCAGCAGGCCATCGACTACGCGGCCTGGAACGCGGTCATGGCCACCTGGTACCAGGACGTGCTGGCGCTGATCGCTGAGCACGACGAGTGGTGGCAGTACACCGTGGCCACCTTCCCCGACGAGGCCACCGCCCGCGAGCAGCTGGCGCTGACCCGTGAGGCCAACCGGGACAATGCGTTCGTCCGGTCGGTGGACCTGGTGACCGCCCCGGTGATCACCTGGACCGTGGTGGAGTGAACGGGTCGGTCTGCCTCGGGGAGCACCTGGTCACCGACGCCCAGGGGAACCTCCAGCTGGCCCCGTGGTCGGTGCCGCGCAACGTGGTCGACGTCAAGGCGCAGAGCGGCAACGACACCACGAAGCTGCTCATCACCGACACGCTGCCGGGTCGGCTGCTCATCGACCGGATGGTGGACTACACCAACGACACGCCCATCGAGCAGGACATCCGCGTCATGGTCACGCGGCGCTGGCGGCGATGGGTCACGTCGAGCCCGAACGCGGTCCAGTTCCGTGATCGGTGGTCGTCGGCCATCACCACCGCCGACGCGCTGGAGCCGGTCATCCCGGTGGAGCCGACCGTGGCCAGTCTGTTCAACGGCCAGGTGGGCAGCGCCGGGGACATGCAGAGCAACACCGTGGCCGAGCCGAACCCCGGCCTGTTCCATCACTGGTGGGGGACGGGCGTGGCCGAGGAGTGGCTGGGACCACTCAAGCCCGGCTCCACGATCAGGGTCTGGTACCGCCAGTTCTGCTGGACGCCACCGCCTTTCAGCGACAACGCGAACAAGAACGCGCCCCGTCACGAAGCGGAGGCCGGGTGGGCGCGGATCCAGCTCCAGACGTTCCCCCGCGCCGGAAGGCTGGTGACCGGGTGAGCCTCAAGATCCAGACCAGCGAGTACCTGATCAGCGACAGCCGAGGACTCGGCATCGCTGACACCTGGCGTCCGCGCAAGCTCACCGAGGCGTTCCTGGAGAGCACCAAGGACGGGCCGATCAAGCTCAGCCCCGACCCGGTGACCATGATCGACGGCGACCTGACGTGGTTCAACAACAGCCGGGACCGTCAGCGCGTGGCCATGGTGGTCAACCGCGCGCCGCGCTCGGTCATCGTCCAGTCGCCCAGCACCGTGGTCATCCACGATGCGGTCAGCTGGATGATCGGTGAGGAGCCCGAGGCCGACTACCCGAGCGTGGCCCTGGACACGTTCGGCGGTCGGATGCAGATCGACCGGGCCAGCGTCGACCGCAACGCGATCAAGTTCGGGCGGTTCTTCCTTGACGGGGAGGGCAGCCAGGTGGTCATCGACCTCGGCATGGTCCAGCCGATGCACAGCTTCCACTTCCGCTACATCGCCAGCGTCCAGACGCCCGGCACCTGGGTCACGCCCGGCCCCGACGCCGACGTGGAGCCGCGCTGGGAGGCTTACGCTCGGTGGACGCGCCTGGTGGCGCTCGGCTCACCGATGGGATCACTATGACCGCGCCAGTATCGGCCCCGATTGACGAGAACCACTTCCAGGTTATTGACGGAGTGGTCACACCTCAGCCGTGGATGCAGTGGCGGCACGTCGGCGGGATCAAGGCCCCGAGCCGGTCGGCGCAGTACGGCGTCACCCTGACCTCGGGCGCGACCGGGGCCAACGTGTTCGGCACCCTCGGCACCCTGTTCGGATCGCTGTTCTCCAGCCTGGCCACGGTGTTCGGGGCCAGCTCGATCCTGGCCGGGCTCGCGCCGTCGGTGAGCGCGGCGGGCAACAAGAACCAGCTGATCCACAAGCTCCAGCGCAGCTGGACGAACAACAGCCCCGTCGACCAGTGGGTCTACGGGATGATCACGCGCGGCGGCTGCCGGGTGAGCCTCCAGGCCCGGTCACGCGGTGGCCTGGTGGTGCGCTCGGGTCAGGCCATGCAGGCCGAGGTGCTGCGCGACGACTTCGAGGACGCCTCGGTCTGGCCGCTCACCACGGGCGCGTCCATCAGCGGGTTCGGTGATGACGGAAAGACTCTGCTGCTCGCGGGCGGCAACGCGATCTCGTTCACCCGCGCCGGGATCTTCCCCGTCACGCCCGGCGAGACCGTGGTCCTCAGCGCCCGAGCCCGGCGCGACAACGCCTACAACGGCAACGACACCACCTCCACCACGGGCTACCTCGTCGTGAGGAACCAGGCCAACACCAGCTCGCCGTTCGGCGGCGACTCGACGTTGAAGTTCCCGCTGGCGGCGCTGCCCGCGAACGGCACCTGGTACACCCTGTCCAAGACGTTCGTCGTTCCGGCGGGCGTGACCGGCCTCCGCGTGGCCGTCGGCGGCAACCACACCGCCGGGGCGCTGCGGCTGGACGACATCGTGATCACTCGGGGCACGCTGGAGCCGGTGCTGGTCGACGCCAGCATGTTCGGCATCGGCGGTGACATCGGTCGCGGCGGCACCCTGGCCATCGGCACCGAGTTCGGCGTGATGGAGCAGCGGATGAACAGCGTCACCTTCCCGCTCGCGCCCGAGCGCGTCGGCTGGACCCGCGTCCCGCCGGGCGGCACGTTCGTCGGCCAGGTGGAGCTGCGGTTCATCAGTGAGTTCTGGGAGAACACCAGCATCGACGGCGGCGACTCGGGCACGGAGTCCAGCTTCGACTCGGGCGAGACCCGGCTGGACCTGTTCGCGGTGCCGGTAATCTGACCTCATCCAACGGCTTCGGGAGCTGACTTGTACGATCCACCGCCTGGGTATGACGACTGCGAGTCAGACGCCGAGGACCATCCGACACCGCCCGGCCATCCGTACCGTGAGCTGGTGGTCGACGGGATCGGCATGACGCTCCACGCGCGTAAGCCTCTCCCGAACGCCATCCCCGCGCTGGCCGGGGCGGCGAACAGCAAGGTCGGGCCTCAGATGAGGATTGACCAGCTCGACATCTTCGTCCAGAACCACCTGGCCGAAGGCGAGTTCGAGCAGCTGCTGGCCAAGATGATGGACCCCGACCAAGACATGCCGCCGGACACCATGCTGAGGGTGAGCCGGGCGATTGCAACGGCGGGTACCGCCCGCCCTACACGGCGGTCATCTACCTCGCGTTGATGACCGCTCACAACTGGCGGGCTGTCCGCGCCCGGTACGCGGACAAGGGGATCGCTGACCCCATGGGCCAGGTGACCACGATGCACGCGGTGCTCGACGTCATGGAGCAGATCGGCGCGGAGTCCAGCACGAACGGGGCCAAGACCGCCGCCGAGGCGAAGTCCGAGATCACGCGGTACTTCGACAAGCTCTACAAGCCGGACATCACCACGCGCGTGATCGACGGCGACGGGTACATGCCGCCGCCACCTGGGTTCTCCGAGGAGGAGATGGAGGCCAGCTTCGATGCGTTCCTGGCGGGCGGTCATCACTAGCTGAGCTACCCTGATCAGCATGGCCATTGTCAACGTGCTGATGGACACCGCCGCCGAGCGTGGGTCCAAGTTCGATGACGAGACCCGCGCCGAGATCGAGTTCTTGAGCCCCGACCTGGAGGCCGGACAGGTCGGTGAGGTCGAGCTTGCCGCCCAGGCGGTCAGCAGGGCCAAGATCAAGCTAGGGGCGGTGGACTCACCTCAGATCGCCGAGAACGGCGTGCAGGCGGTGAATGTGGCCCCGCTGGCGGTCGGCACCGCCGCGCTCCAGCCCGACTCAGTGACCGGTGAGAAGGCCGGGCCGGGCGTGGTGAGCGCGGTCGACGCCTCGGGCGCGTACATCGAGAGCAAGGAGTGGCACGGGACCGCCGCTGAGTTCCAGCAGATCGCCCAGCCCGACCCGAACACCAACTACTACGTCCGGTGAGCCTGTACCGAGGCGGGACCGCCGTCAGCCAGCTCTACCGGGGCGGCGTGCCCATCAGCGCCGTCTACCGTGGCTCGACGCTGGTCTGGACGCGCTCGGCCATCCGCGACGACTTCAACGTGGACGGCTGGCTCACCGGCTGGATCAACGAGCTGTGGAACGGTGACCTCGGCGTCCTGTTCTCCGACGGGCTCGGGCGGCTGGTCGACGGCCTCGGCAACTTCGTGGGCCAGACCGTGGCGTTCGTGGAGAGCGGCGTCAACGGCCTGGGCAAGCTGGTGGCCAACACCGGGCAGGGCCTGGTGGACGCCTACTGCGGGGCCTGGGGCGGCACCTCGGCCCCTGACGGCCTGGTCGGCATGGTCAACGACATCCCGATCATCGGCCCCGGCCTGGCCGACTGGCTGGAGGGTGACCTGGACATCCAGAAGCTGGTCGGGCAGATCCCGATTATCGGCCAGCTCGGCCAGATGATCGGCCTTATCCCCGACGCCATCACCGGCCTGCTCCGCGACCCCATCAACTGGATCGTGAACGCGGTGGGAGACGTCATCGGCACGCTGACGTGCGGGGCGTTCCACCCGACCGCCGAGACCGAGGAGGCGGTGGGCTACGTCATCGGCAAGAGCGGCGGCATGGCGCGGCTGCTGGTTCCCGACGGCCTCCTGAGCCTGAACGCTCAGACCAGCCGGATGCGCTTCCCGACCCAGCACCCTCAGGACGACGGTTGGCTGGACATCCGCGTCGGCCAGATGGGCAGCCCCGGCTACAGCACCCAGGTGTTCCGCCGGTACCAGAACAACGGCCAGGCGCAGACCGGGGTCGGTCTCGACCTCAGGGACAACCGCGTGGGCATCGTGCGCCGTACCGGCGGGTCGAACACCATCGTCAAGCCCGGCCTGACCGAGTTCGGCCCCGGCACGCGGCTGCGGCTCCACCAGGCGGGCAACGTCCACACCCTGTACCGAGACGGCATCCCCGTCGGTGAGCCCTGGAACGACTCGACCGGCACCGCCGCCAAGGGCAGCGGTAACCGGTCGGTCGCCATGGTGATGTCCGGCTCCAAGGAACTGTTCGGCGTCCGGCGGTTCAGCCCGTCGCTGGACTACCTGGAGGCGGCGTAGGCTCAGCGCCCGCCCCACCAGCCCCGGCCTGGGCGCTCGGCGTGCCAGGCGTCGATGGTGGCGGGGAGCCAGCCGACCGTCCCGCCGATACGGGCGTCGGGCTCGGGCAGAGGAACCTTGTTCAGCGACCGGACAGACTTCATGCCCAGGCGCTCGGCCACCTCGGTCTTGCTGAGGTAGACGGCCATGTTGGCGGCGCTCATCGTGGGCTCCTGATGTCGACGGGGTTCTGCTTGGACGTGAGCGTAATGCGTGGCTGATCCTCAGCCGTCAGCGCGAACATCGCCGCGCGCCCGGCCACGTTCCGCTCCCACTCCCAGCGCGGATCGGTGTCGATCAGGATGGTGACGCCACCGGCCTTGCGGGCCTGGTCCACCAGGGCGTCGGCGGTGGCGTCGAACAGGTCCACCAGCTCGGTCACCTTGGTCAGGAACCCGACGGGGCACATGTTGCGCCCGTTCTCGATGCGCTGGTAGTCGCGCCGGTCGAACTCCAGCCGCGCCGCCATGGCGCGCTGGCTGATGCCCATGTAGGTCCGGTGGGCGTAGATCAGCTCACCGAGGCCGTAGCACCGCTCGGTGGGCTGGACGGGTGCCGAGCGAACCTGAGGTTCGTCGGCGGCAGTAATGGTCATCTGCGTGCCTTTCGTGGTGGTGGCCCCGGCTCGGGTGAGCCGGGGCCGGTGGAGCGGGCGGTGGTTACCAGCCCGCCTTGGACGCGCACTTGGGTCCGATGCCTCGGGCGCGGCTCTCGTCGTTGGTCAGCGTCCGCCCGCACAGCCCGCACTCACCGATGTGATGGCCGTAGGCGGCGCTCGCGGCCTCAGCGCCGACCGCCGCGATCTTGCGGAGGATGGCGTCACCAGCGGCGCGGCTCAGCCGCACCTCCTCGTCGGACTGCATCAGCTTGACGAACACGAACCCGGCCCACTTGCCCGAGTCGGGCCGGTCGACCTTGTAGAAGGCCAGCTCGTTGGTCGCGCCCGCCTCGGTGGCCACCGCGTACCGACCGGCGGGCACCACCTCGGCGCTCGGGCGGTCACCCGTCACGGGCAGCTCGGCGTCGGCCTTGGGCGCGCCGGGCGTCAGGTCGAACAGCCAGGTGATCAGCTTGGACGCGCCCTCCTTGGTCAGCGGCGCGTACAGCCACCGGTCCTCAGCGCGGAGGTCACCGTTGGCCTCGTTGAGGTAGGCCAGGATGGCGTTCACGCGCTCGCCGTAGGCGGCACCGCGCCCGACCGCGTTGTGGATGGCGCGGCTGACCTCGGCGGGCGTGGCGTCGGCCATCGGGGCCAGCGCCCAGCTGATGACCAGGTTGAGCACGGTGCAACGCTGGATGTACTTGTCGGCGTTCTCGGCGTCACGCCAGTAGCCGCGCTCCAGGGCCGGAACGATGGCCCGCTGGATCTGGGCGTCGGTGGCCGGGCGGACGTCGGTGGCGGCGGCGGCGGTGGACTTGAACGGTGAACCCATGGTCTTGACCTCTCACTCTCGGCGGGCCGGTCCCGCCTTGATGAGACCACACTAACCCGAGTGAGTCGGGTATGTCAACCGGGCTCACGGTGGCGGTCTACTCTGGGGGACATGGCTTTGGGAGCACCGATGGAGAACGGCTGGCCCGAGTGCGACCTGTCGGACACCGAGCGCCTGACGATCCCCGGCACGCCGCTGAGTCTGCCCATCCGTGAGGGCCAGCCGCACGCCATCCTCCAAGCGTTCTTCCGCGACGTCAACGAGTTCATCGAGCCCGCCAACAACGGCAGCGGCTACAAGGACGAGGGCAGCTGGACCGAGAACAACAGCGTCTACACGTCGAACCACAAGGGCGGCACCGCCGTCGACTGGAACTGGAACGATCACCCGCTGCACGTCAAGGACGGCGGCTGGGGCGGCTCGGTGCTCATCAACGGCTCCCAGGTACCCGCGATGCGCGAGCTGCTGGCCTGGTACGAGGGCATGGTGTTCTGGGGCAACGACTGGAGCAGCCCCGTCGACTCGATGCACTTCCAGATGGGCTACAACACGTTTGGCTCGGCCAACTTCGCCAGGGTCGACAGCTTCATCCAGCGGAAGATCCGCGCCGACGGGTTCTCCACGTACCGGCGCGGCGGCACGCCTCGGGGCGGCGGGTTCGCCGAGGTGCCCGCTGCCCCGGTCCACCCGATCAAGCCGACGTCCGGCCTCACGCCTGAGGTGCTATGGCGGATCGCTGGCGGCGTGGCGTCCGAGCTGCCGGTGAGCCACTTCGAGCGATGGTTCGATGAGCTGGTCGAGTGCCAGGCGGCGTGCGGCGTGCTGGGCAACATCGACCGCTCGGCCATGTGGTACGCCCAGGTGTTCCATGAGTCGGGCAACCTGGTCCACACTGAGGAGATCGCCAGCGGCGCGGCCTACGAGGGCCGGTGCGAGGGCCTGGGCAACTGCCAGCCCGGTGACGGCGTGCGGTTCAAGGGCCGGTCGTTTATCCAGGTCACGGGCCGATCCAACTACACCAAGCTGTCCGGCTGGGCTCACGGCAAGGGCTACGTCCCGACGCCTGACTACTTCGTGATCCACCCCGATCAGCTCGATGATGATCAGTACGCCATGCTCGGCGTCACCTGGTACTGGACCACTCAGCGCCCGATGAACGACGCCGCCGACGCCCGCAACCTGGAGCTGGCCACCCGCTACGTGAACGGCGGAACCAACGGCCTGGCCCACCGCCGGGAAATCTACAACCGCGCCCTCGCTGAGAACGCGAACCTGCTGCTGACCAACCCCGTGGAGCCCTGGGAGGAACTGATGGCCACCGCCGTCCCGTCGCTGTCGATCTATGCCAACCCCGGTGAGGAGGACGTGCCGCTGGCGGTGATGCTGGCCGCGCTCGACGCTCACGGCCCGCATGAGCCCTACGTGGAGCGCCAGGCCATCGAGTTCGGTGACGCCGACTCCATCCGCCGCATCGCCCGCACCGCCAACGGTCAGGGCCGAGTGAAGACCCCGGCTGCCATCAAGCAGGCCACCGACGCCTTCCGCCTGATTCCCGCCGAGTTCATCCGCGCCGCCATCCCCGCCTAAGGAGACCCGATGTCTGACCAGACCCTGTACGTGAACCCCGACGGCACGACCGCTCGGGTGAGCCCCAACTTCGTCCCCGGTGGCCCCGCCGACCCCAAGGCCCCGCTCGTCCAGAAGTTCTACGCCGCGCTCACCGCCGTGGCCGGTCTCGTCGGCCTGGCGTCGGCGCTCGGCATGATCACCGGGGAGCAGGCCGCGAGCCTGGGCCAGGTGTCCACCACCGGCACCGCGTTCGTGGCGGCGGTCGGCACGGCGGTGGCCGCGTTCCGCACCAAGAAGCAGATCGACAACGGCACGTTCACTCAGGCCCCGCCGCCCGCTGAGCTGCCCGTGGTGCCCGCCCTGGAACAGCTCAAGATCATCCGCGACGTGGCCGATCAGGAGCTGAACCGAGGCGTGGACCGGGCCAAGGACGCCGCCGACGTGATCGGCGGGGTGCTCGGGTCCATCCCGGTGGTCGGCAAGCCGCTGGCCGGGGCCGTGGACACCTTCGAGGACGTCACCGACTATCTCGGCGCGTTCCGGCGGTGAGCCTCGCCCTGGGCTCGTCGGGCCTGATGACCGCCGCCTGGACCGCCATGATGCGGCTCAGGTACCCGAGCTATGCCCTGGGCCGTGACGGCAACCCGATCAAGGTCGATGGGTACTTCGGGTACGACGAGGAGGGCGTGGCGGCTCAGTACCAGTCACGCACCGGCCAGCTGCCCACCGGCCACGTCAGCGACCGAGACCTCCACCAGCTCGGTCTGCTGCCCACGCTGATCAGCACGCACGGCTCGGGCCAGCCTGACCCGTTCGGCATCGGCTACCCGGCGGACATCGCGCGCCGCCTGCTGCACCTGTACTGGTGGCAGCCGACCGGCAACTACCCGGCCACCTCGGTGCCGATGCGGGACAGCGCCGACCAGGGCTACCGGGAGATCCTGCGGTTCCTCGGTGACCCGGTGATCGTGCCGGGTGACGCGGCGTTCGTGGACTACAGCCAGGGCTCCATCTGCGGTGGCCGGGCGCGGAACGACATCCGCGCCGGGAAGATCATCCGCCCGAAGGGCTCGGCCCCGGTGAAGCTGCTTGGCGGCGTCACGCTCGGCAACCCCATGCGCCCCGAGGGCGCTTACGCGGGCAACGTCGACCCCGGCGGCTCGGGCCTGGACCCGACGCTGGAGACGGCCAGTGAGCCGGGGATGCTGCACCTGGCGCACCCCGGCGACATCTACACCGCCTGGGAGGACGACGGCTCCAAGGAGATGGCTCGGGCGGTGTTCAACGGGGTGTTCCTGCGGTTCACCGGGCGCGACTCGATCATCGAGCAGTTCATGGAGCTACTGAGTGGTAACCCGCTGGAGATCCTGTGGGCCGGGCGGGCCATCTTGCGCGGTGGCATGTTCGTCATCAAGGGCACCGGCCCTCACGTCCAGTACCACACCCAGCAGTGCCCCGGCACCGGTCAGACCTACTACGAGCACGGCGTCACTCACCTGGAGCGCCTGGCCACCGCCCGGCTGGAGGCGATTGTGGCCCGAGGCCGAGCGGCGTAATCTGGGCGGCGTCGGTCTTGGTTGTGGTGGCCAAAACGAACAACGGCCCCGGTGAGTGATCACCGGGGCCGTTGCCGTTGGGGTCGCTACGCCCGAGCGCGAGCCGCCTCCAGGCCCGCGTTGTAAATCTCGATGTCGTCCTCCTCCAGGGCCTTGAGGATGTACGGGGCCGACTGACCGGGCTTCTTGTTGCCCTTGACGATCCACCCGCGCTTCCAGGTGATCCCCTTCTCCAGCGCGCCCTTGGCCTCACGGATCAGCGGCGCGTTGAACAGCAGCACGTCCTCCAGCCGCTCGCCCAGCTCGTAGGCCTCGAACGTCTGGACATCGCCGTCCTTGTCGAGAATCTGGATCAGACCCTCGTCGTTCAGCGTGGCCGTCTGGCCGTTGACCGCGCCCGGCTGAGGCACGGTCAGCGGGATGATGTCGCAGCGGGCGAACGGGCTCGGCTTCCCGTCCTCGCGCTTGACCGAGGTGGACATCTCCCCGGTCTCCTTCGCGTGCATCAGCACCATCTGGCCGAGGAACGCCGAGGACTTGAGCCCCGAGATACCGGTGGCGTCCTGGACGTTGCCGAACGGGTCGGACTTGGCCCCGGTGGACTTGGGCGAGCCGTCGCCCTTGCCCTCGGGGGCGGGGAGGCCGGGGGCCTCAGCGGGGGCCGACGCCGGGGCGGCGGCGGTAGCGGTGGAACCGGACTTCTTGTCGAACGGGCTGGGCACTTTGTTACTCCTGGTGTTGGTGTTGTTGCTGGTGCTGAGGTGGTTACAGCAGCCCGGCGATGGTTTCGCCGAACTCCCCCAGGGCGTCATCCCAGACGTCCTGGTAGGTCTCGTAGACGGCCTGGCCGTCCTCGGCGCTGGTGATCGCACTCAGCGCCAGTCGGGCCTCCGCGTACCGGATTGCCTCCTTGCTCGGGGTCGGGATGGCGTGACGGGGCACCACCTTGGGTGCCTCCTTCCGCCGGGCTCGGGCGCTCAGGCTCTCCACCAGCACCTCACCGGCCCACCACATGTCGATGGTGATCGCCGCCGCCTTCTCGGGCTGGTTGCTCGGGACGTGGAGCAGGATCGCGTAGTCGTGGCGGATCTCGGGCATGGGCTCCCAGCCCTTCCCGTCGACCGTGAGCATCTTGGTGGCCCACCCGTACACGCCGCCGATCTGGACGCCGTAGGTGAGCCAGCTGTAGTCCAGGCCCTTGCTGGTCTTGATGTCGCCCAGCACCAGGTCGCCCGTGGTGATCACGCGGAAAATGCAGTCGAGCTTGCCCGCCACGGTCTCCTCGCCCTGGTCGTTGAGGACGGTGCGCTCGCAATACTCGGGGAGCATGATCAGGCCCCGGTGAGCGATGACCCGGTGAGCGTGCTTGACGTGAGGCCGGACCACCTCGGGGACGTCGCGCATCAGCACCAGCCCCTGGCACAGGGCCTCCAGCCAGGCGTGAGCGCACTCGCCCAGCTCGCGGGCCTCAGCGCCGCCCATCACGTTGTCGATCATCTCCAGCGTGTTGTCGATGGCGTAGACCTTGCCGGACTTCATGGCGTCATCGAGCGCGCCGAGGGCGTCGGCGGCGGTGGTCGGCCCGGTCGGGTCGGTGTAGATCACCGTGGCCGGGTCCATCCGGCTGAGCTGGAGCACCTGCATGGCGCGCTCGCGGATCTTCCACTTGGTGAGGTTGCTCTGCTCCTCCAGGGTCTTGGCGATGGTGGTGGCGCGCGGGTAGATCGCGCCGCGCCCGGTCTCGGGGTTCGGCAGCTTGTACCAGCCCCATTGCCCGTACTCACTCGGGGCGCGCGGTGACTCGGGCGGCAGCGGGTAGTGCATGTACTGGGTCACGCGCTGGACGGCGACCGGCTCGAAATTCTCGTCCAGCCCCTCGGGCTGCTTTCGTCGGGCCACGATGATCTCCTCGGTGTTGTGTGGTGGCGGGCTGGGCTCGGGCGTGAACGTCACGCTGACGATCTCGGGCATGGTGACCCCGGCGGGGGCCTGTTCGTGGCTGAGCGTGGCGCACAGCGGCTCGGGCGCGCCCTCCGCGCGGTAGTCGGGGTGAGCCAGGGCCAGGTTCGTGGTCCAGCCGTCCCCGAGCCGCCCGTGAGCGCCTTCGTGGGCGTCGAACGCCCGGTAGTAGACCCGACCGTCGGGCTGGCGGCGGGCCGGGAACGCCTCGGCCACGTTGAACCGCTCGGTCATCCGAGCCACTTGTCCAGGACGCGGCTGGTGATCTTGACGCTGATCTCGTCGGACAGCTGGGCCTTGGTCATGTCCTCGGCCAGGGGGATGCCGAGACCACGCGCGTAGCTGATCTGAGCCTCGCTCGGCTTCTGCTTCCGACGCCAGCTGGCAGACTTCTCGGGCAGCTGCTGGTCGGACTCCACGATCCAGGTCTCCGCGCCGTCGATGGCCTGGGCCAGGCTGACGTACTCCTCGGTCTCGGTCTGGTACCGGCCCGAGCCGGTCACGCTGATCACGATGGACCGGCCCCGCGTGCTGGCCTGGCCGATGGCCCAGCGCACCGACTCGGCCTCACCGACCGGCGGCATGATCCCGCCCTCGGGCCACAGGAACACCACGGTGTTGTTCATCAGCGGGATGAACGGCACGCGCCCGGTGGTCTCCATCCAGAGGTTGTCCGAGCTGGCCAGCAGGTCGATGCTCATCAGCTCGACCGGCCCCTGGCGGACCTCCTTGATGGCCTCGCCGCCGTCGCCGGGCTCATCGAGCGGCGGGATCTCGGCGCAGGCGTAGCACTCGGCCTGGCCCATCAGCAGCGCGCCGCAGTTCGGGCAGAGCGCGTTGCCGTCCTCGTCCACCTCCTTGGCGTCGACGCCGGGCAGCAGCTGAGTCAGGCTGACGAGCTTCATGTGGCGCGCCGACCCGGCCAGGTCCAGCACCAGGGCGTCGTCCTTGCCGGGGTAGAGCCGCAGCGCCCGGCCCACCATCTGGCTGTAGAGGTTCTTGGAGCGCGTCGGGCGGGCCAGGACCACCGTGTCGCACATGGGGAAGTCAGCGCCCTCGGTGAGCACCTGGACGGTCACCAGGGCGCGGGACTCACCCGAGCGGAACCGGTCGTACACCGGCTGGCGCTCGGCATAGCTCATCGCGCCGGTCACGGCCTCGGCGGTGTACCCGACCGCGCTCAGGCTGTCCGCGATGTGGTGAGCCGCGTCCACGGACGCCGCGAAGATGATCGGCTGGCGGTCCTTGGCGTGCAGCTCGATGGCGTCGACCACGTAGCTGGTCGCGGCCTCCATCACCTCGGCCAGCTCGGCCTGATGGAAGTCACCGGCCACGTTGCGAACGTCATCGAGCGCGTCCAGGCCCTTGATCTTCACGGTGAGCCCGCGCGGGTTGACGAGGAACCCCATCTTGATCGCCCAGGCGATGTCCTTCTCGTAGCTGACCTTCTCGATGACGTCACCGAGGCCGATCACGCCGCGCCCGTCGCGGTACATGGTGGCGGTGAACCCGGCCATCAGCGCGGCGTCGTAGCCGCCCAGCTCGGAGAACGTGGTGTGGAACCCCTCAGCGCCCGCGTGGTGTACCTCGTCCCAGAAGATGCGCCCGCGCGGGCCGAGGGCCTGGCGGCGGTGGGCCGTGGCCAACGTCTGGAGCGTGGCGAACACGATGGGGCAGTGTGAGTCATCCTCCTCGGCGCGGACGATGCCGATGTCGGAGACGGGGATGGTGGGATCGACGGCCAGGAGGTCGCGCTTCATCTGGTCGAGCAGTTCGCCACGGTGGGCCAGGGTGACCGAGGGGACGCCCGAGCGGTAGGCCCGGCGGATCAGCTCACCGATCACGGTTGACTTGCCTGCGCCGGTCGGGAGGACCACGCCGCAACGGCGGCGACCGGCTGCCCAATCGCGCTCTACGGCATCGGCGGCGGCGAGCTGGTAAGAGCGCAGCTCACGCGGGGCGGGAAGCGTGGATGTCATGTGGTGGAGGCCTTAGCTGGTGTGGTGGTGGGAGTGGAGGCAGAGGCGGGGGAGGGTGTTGGTGGTCGGGTCACTCGGGGTCTCCGTGTGACCCGACCACCTGACACTAGCCCGAGTCAGTCGGGTGAGTCAAGACCAGCGCCGCGTGATGCAGACCTGCATCTCGTTGCGCCTGGCGGCACGGTAGGCCCGCCAGACCGCGAGCACCGAGTCACCCTCGTAGAGCAGCTGGTCGTGGTAGCCGTCGGGCGTCATGTCCCGACCCTCCACGCGCCAGCGCGCGGACTTGCTCATTTGACGAGGGCGACTTCGCCAGCCGCCGCCTGGAACACGTGGGACAGCCGGGTGAGCCCGAGCAGCTTCAACTCGTTGGCGCTGATCACGTCGCCCGACGCCGCCTCCAGCACCTGGAGCAGCGCGCGGGTCTCGGTCACCTGGGCCGGGCTCAGCAGCGCGTCGGGCCGACTGACCCCGTTGCGGATCTCGTAGTCCTGAGGGGCGGTGTAGAACACGTACTCCACGTCGCTGACGCCCAGCACCTTCCGCGCCTCGGCGCGGGTGAGCGTCGGGTTCCCCGCCCGGCGCAGGTGCTTGGTGATCAGATCACGGAGCCGTCCCAGCTTCTCGGGCGACCACTCGGCGGCGTGGTTGAGCTTCCACGCCTCGACCGCCTTCTTGTACTCGGCCTGGGACTTGTCGTGGTTGGCCAGCGCGGCCTTCGCGGCCTTGATCAGCGCGGCGCGGTTGAACGAAACAGCCATCGGTGTATCTCCTTCGGTGGTGGTGGCCGACGCCGGTCAGTCGGCGTCGTTGATCTCGGCGGCGGCAGCCGCGCGAGCCTGGTCCCGAGTGTTGGTGCTCGGGATGTACCTGGAGCCGGACGCGGTGCCGGTCAGGGTCTCGATCAGCGAGTACCGCAGGCCACGGTCGACGGCCTCGGCAATCCGCTGCTTCCAGTAGGCGGCGGTGTCGTTCCGCGACCTGGCGTAGCCGTCGGGCAGGACGGCGGTCATAATCTCGGCGCGGGTAGCGCCCTGCTGAGTCAGCCGGTCCACGTAGTCGCGGATGCGGATGGCGGTCTCCACCACCGGCTCGGGCAGCGGTCGGGCCAGCACAGGCTCCCCCTCCATCGGGTCGACGGTCCCGTTCGGGCTGGTGATCAGCGGCGCGGTGACGCCCTCGCCCAGGTCGTGGCTGATCATCAGCAGCGGGATCGGGTGCTCCAGCTGCTCGGCGTTCTTCTGCTTGGTGGTGACCAGCTCGATGGGTTTGCCCGGCAGCCGCCCGTCGGCCCCGGTGACCTGGGTCGTGTCCCAGTTCCCGTGCCTCACCAGCAGCTCGGAGTCGAGCGCGCCGTTCAGCGCCGACGACCCGCGCCCGGTGTTCGGGTCGGCCTTCCCGGTGTGGTGGACCACGCACACGCCCGCGTTCGTCAGCTCCTTGAGCTTGTCGAACCGGCGGACGGCCTTGCCCACGTCGGTGGCCGAGTTCTCCTCCAGCCCGGCGCTCATGCGGGCGAACGTGTCGAAGATGACCAGGCCGATGCCCTTCCGCGCGATGTAGGCCGCGATCTCGCCCCACGCCTCGTTCATCGCGTTGACCAGGATGATCCCGTTGCCCAGCAGCAGGTCGTCACCGAGGTCCATCTGGTGGGCGTCCTCCCAGGCCCTGATGCGCTGGACCGCGCCGCTCAGGCCCTCACCGGGGAGGTACAGGACCGGGGTCTTGAACGTGACCCGGCCCTGCCACCGCTTCCCGGTGGCGATGTGACAGGCCATGTCCAGCGCCACGGTGGACTTCCCCGCGCCGGGCGTCCCGATGATCGACGTGAGCCCGCCGTGCTCCAGCAGGCCGTCGATGATGAACTCGGGCGGCGGCATGTCCCGCCAGTGGGAGAACGGCGCGATGCGCGGCACCCCGTTGTGCGGACTGTCGAACACGTCGGGGTCGGGGTCACTCACGTCATCGCGGTACGGAGTGTCGGCCTTGGGCCGGGCCGTCCCGAAGTCAGCCGGGAGGTCCGCCGGGTCGGTCGGCAGCGGCGTCGGCAGATCGTCGGCGTAGGTCTCGGCCTCACCGATCTGAGCGTCCGGCAGCGGGGTGCTGGTGCGCGGGTCGGTGGCCACGCCATCGGCGCGGTGCCCGCCGGTCTCGGCGGCGTCGTCGGCGTCGGCGGCGTGCCAGAGCAGCCCGTCGTCGGGGTCGACCACGAACAGGCCGTCGTGGGTGCGGCACGACACGCACACGCGCTGACCGCAGTCGTAGTCCACGATCTGGCCGGTCTGGCTGTTCACCGTGCAGTCGCACTTGGCCTGGTCGAACGGCGGATCGGTCTCGGGCTCCCCGGCCTGGTCGCCGTACTCCTCACGGGCGGCGTCCATGTTGGCGTAGTCCTCAGCCGTCGGCATCGAGAAGTCACCATCACCCGAGGTGTCCAGATCACGGTCGACGCCCTTGGCGTCCAGGCCGGGCTCGACGCTCAGATCGGGCGTGACCTCCAGCGCGTCCATGGCCGCGCCGACCTTGCCGCCGAAGCTCACCAGCGCCACGGCCTGGAGCTTGGAGAACGTCGGCGTCCAGCCGGGCTCGTCCATGTGGTCGGTGAACGGGGCGGCGTCGTGATCGGTCCACAGATGCAGCGGCGCGTTCGTCTCGGTGTACCGGCCAGCGGTGCAGCCGGTGTCGTGGGCGGTGGCCGACTTGGGGGAGGCGTGGATGCCCGGCGCGGTCCACACGGCACAGCCGCAGCTGTCGGCGCGGGGCGCGGGCGTCCACCCGAGGGGTTCCAGGATCGACGCCCAGCTGACCGACTCGGCCCACTTGTCGACGGCGGTGGCCAGCTCGGTGTTATCGGTGCGGTGGCCCTCGGCGCGCTGCACGCGGTGCTGACCCTGCTTGATGATGGCCTCGGCCAGCCAGTCCGGCAGCTCGTAGACGTGGCCCAGCTGCTCGTACGCGCCCTCGGGCCGGGTCGACGGCGGGATGAGCACGTAGCGGCGGTCCCAGAGCACCGCGAACCCGTTGTCGCCGCCCCAGGTCATCGCGCCGAGGTGGCGCGGCAGCACCGGCATGTACCGGTCGGGCACCGTGAACCAGAAGTGACCGCCGTCGGAGTGAGCCCAGGTGGACGGGTCGTTCGGGTCGCCGTCGGCCATCTGGCCGGGCGTGAGCACGGTCGGCGCGGGCCGGGCGTCCTCGGGGATCTCGGCCACCTCGAACCAGCGGTCCACCTGGGCCTCGGTGTCACAGTCCACGACCACCACGCCCGAGCCGCCGACCTCCACGGCCAGGTTCACCCCGACCGGCTCAGTCATCACGATGGCCCCGGTGTCCTCCAGCTTCTTGGCCCAGGTGGCGGCGGTGCCGTTGCCCTCGGGTGAGGCCCCGTCGTCGGTGTACTCCCACTTGCTGAACTGCTGGATGTAGGCCTTGAGGTACCGGTCCAGGGTGGCCTTGTCGTCGGTGGCCAGCGCCAGGCCCGCCGGGCTCTTGACCGTGGCCCAATCGCGCCGACCGCCCTGCTGAGCGGCCTCCTGCGCCGCCTTGTCGTCGGAGCGGCGCTTGGCCGGGGTCCGCATGTCGGCGGGCACCTTGGAGTTCGGATAGATGAACAGGATGTTGAGACCGAGGTCCGCCGCCTGGCGGATGAACGCGCGCACGGCGGTGTGGTCGGTGTTGTCGATGCCAGCGCCGAGAACGGCTTCCAGCGGGGCGGATCCGAGCATGAGTCAGTGAGTCCTTCGGTTGTGGTGGTGGTGAGGTCTACGGGGTCTCGGCGGCGGTGTCGGCGGCGATGTCACCGCCCAGGGCGGCGTAGCCGATCAGGTCGACCCAGCTGTCCCGGTGGCCGGTGTTCTGGGCGAGACGGCTGATCTTGAGCGCGGCCAGGATGAGCGCCACCTGCTCGGCGGTCACCACGTCCAGGTCGAGGATCGCGGCGATGAGCTGGCCGGTGCGGGTGAACCCGTCACGGGCCGAGCCGTAGTCGCGCTCACGGTCGCCGCTGATGGCAGCGCCCGCCTCGGCCAGCAGGCGGTCCCGCTCGCGCTCGACGCGGGTCACCTCGGGCAAGGTGACCGGCTCCAGGTCGGGCCAGACCTTGGTCGCCGCGTAGTACAGCGACTCACCGGTCACGCCGACCGAGGCCCAGCCGCGCATGTACTCGGCCAGATCACCGAGCGTCGGCACCTCGGGCGCGGGGATCTCGACCATGGTCTTGACGAGCGGCGTCACGGTGTCGGCGGTGCGGCGCGGGCACACGGGCGGGTCCGCCGGGAAGTCAGGGCAGTCGTCGTCATGGTCACCAGCCACGGGCGCGCCGCAGCACTCGGTGACCTCCACGTCCGCGCCCATCAGCACCGGCCCGCCGAGGTGGCACTGGCAGTGGCCGACGTGGTTCTGATCGGGGCACTCCGAGCCCGGCTCAGGTGAGCGGTAGGCGCATCCCTCGGCCTGATCGCAGGGGACACCCTGGTCCAGCGGGCACTTGAAGCAGTGATCGAGCGGCGTCGGCGTGCTCGGGTCACGGAGCCACGGATGGCGGTGGGCCTCAGCGCCGTGCTGAGGGCACTCGGGGTTCCACCCGGCGGCGCTGGCCGAGGGGTCGCCGGGGCAGATGCAGCGGGTCGTCTGAAGGGCGCGCTGGCGTCGGGCGGCGTCGGTCTCATCGACCTCGCCATAGCGGGGAATGTCAGTCATCGGTGTCCTGTCGGTGGTGGTGTGGTGGTGGCCGGGCACGCCAGCCTAGACCCTGATCAGGGCCGTTGTAACCAGGCACAAGATGTTGGGGCGCAAGGGATCTCACGCCCCAACATCCTGGGTCTACTTGGCGCTGATGTCGGGGATGAGCACCGAGGGGTTCCAGTAGACGCGGTACTGCTCCTGGCTCACGCGGGCCGGGTCCAGCTGCTCCACGAAGTACGTCATGTTGTCGGACAGGTGGAGGAAGTGCTTGAGGTCACCCATGGGCGTCCGGCACGTCACCTCCAGCTGAGACTCGGCCTCGTCCACGTCGATGTTGCACCGGCCCTCGACGGTCATCGTCAGCTTGTCGGTGATGCCGTTCACGTAGTTGATCTTGCGGGCGATGCCGAAGTTCTCAGCCTCCTTGCTGATGTTCTCCGACACGACGTCCGAGGGCGACGAGCAGCTGGCCAGCGTGAGCGCGGCGAGCCCAGCGGCGGCGACGGCGGCGATCTTGTTCATGCGGTGGTGTCTCCTTCTGTGGTGGTGGCCGGACCGGACGGTCAGACCTTGGCCCAGGCGTGACCCATGTCAGCCCGGTCAGTGCGGAGGACCGGCGTGCGCTCGGCCCACTTGATGAGGAACGGCGGCGGCGTCAGCATGATCTGCTGGACCTCCTCGGCCACCTCGGTGTCCACCACCACCTCGTCGTGCATGGCGAGCTGGAGGTGGTGGCTGATGCCGCGCCGGTCCATCTCCACGATGGTCGCCGCGAGCACGTCATAGGCCGAGCCCTGGACGGTGTAGTTGACCGCCTTGAACACGCCGCCCAGGTCCACGGGCAGGATGCGCCCGCCCGCCGTGATCACCTTGCCGTGCGTCTCGGCGATCTCCTGGACCATGGTCATCCACCGGCTTGACCGGCGCATCGCGTTGAACATCTGGCGGCGGATCTGGGCGGCGCTCTCCTCGGTGTGGCCGATGGTCTGGGCCAGCTTGATCACGCCCGAGCCGTACATCGTCTGGAGCAGAACCACCTTGGCCACCGGGCGCTCCACACCGCACGCGCGCATGATCGGCTCGTAGAGGTCTTCGCCCTGCTCGAAGGGCAGCAGGAACTCAGTGTCCCGAGCCATCAGGCCCATGCACACCGGCTCGATCTGAGACCAGTCGATGGACGTCAGGCCCTGGCCGTCGTCGGTGATGATCGGGCGGGCGTCGGCGGGGAACTGTTGCAGCTCGGGTGAGCCGATGGACATGCGCCCGGTGGCCGAGGCCCCGAGGGTCGCCACCTGAGGATGGCACCGCCCCGTCACGCTGGCCTGGCGGTCCACCTTGGCCAGGTAGCCCATCGTCTTCTCGATCACGGCCAGCTTCCGCTGAGCGGCGGCGAGCGGGTTGACCTCGGCCAGGATCTCCATGTCGGCCTTGGTCGCCCGCAGCGCGCCCTTCGGGGTGCGCGGCCACGGCTGAGGCAGCTCACCACGCTCGTCCAGGTACTTGACCAGCGCCGCGCCCTTGCCGGTACCGCCCTCCAGCCCGTGGACGGCCAGCTCGGCCACGGCCAGGTTCCGCTCGACGTCGACCTGCTCGGCGTACCGGTCCAGGTACTCACGGTCGACGGCCAGGCCGAGGGCCGACCGCTTGAGCATCACCCGGTGAACCGTCTCCTGCTCGGTGATCTTCTCGATGGCCTCGGCCTCGGTGGTGGCCCCGTAGGTGACGAACGGGTGATCCAGCGTCCACTCGATGGCCAGGCGGCGGATGAGTGGTTCCAGCCTCAGCGTGGCCACGGTGTCCGCCATGGCCCCGTACCGGTAGACCGGCGAGCCGATGTCCATGCCCTCGAAGCCCGCCGTCTGGGTCTTGTACCCCGCCGCCTTGAACGCGCGCTCCAGCCCGCCCTTGTCGTCGGCCAGCCCGAGGTGCCTCACGCTGAGCGCGGTCAGGTTCTTGGGCACCATCACGTCGGGCACCGCGAACCGGGCCAGCAGCAGCGTGTCGATCACGCGCCCGACGTCGCCCATGGTCATCAGACCGTTGTGGTACAGGCTCGGGATGTCGAACGGCGCATTGTGGAACACGATGTGGCGGGCGTGGCCCATCATCTGGAACACGATGTGGCGGTGATCGGGGTCGCGCGCCGGGTCCAGGATCACGGTCTGAACGCCCTGGGTGCCGCCCGGCCAGCGCCAGGCGAACGTGACGCAGTTGATCGTGAAGCTGTTCTCCAGGCCGGGCGTCTCGATGTCGGCGGCGATCAGCTGGGAGCCGACCTCGGTGTGCGTCAGGAACTCCGCACAGGTGTCGCGGGCGTCGGTGCCGGTGGCCATGTAGGCGTCGAGCACCGGGTCATACCAGGATCGGCTCGGGACGCGCGGGCTGGCGGTGGTGGCCGTGGTCATGCCAGACGCTCCCAGGTCCAGTCGTTGGGATGGTCGGCGGGGTCGGTGACAATCACCGAGTAGATCCCCTCCTCCAGCGGTGACCGACCGGCCTCCGCGATCTTGGTGTGGACGTCGCACTGGAACAGCCCGCCGTCCAGCCGCTCGCGCAGCGGGTGCTGGAGGGTGAACCCGTCACGGCTCAGCGCCACGATGTGATCGGTGTGCGGGTCGGCCAGGATCGACCTGACCGCCCTCGGGTTCGGGCACTCGGTGTTGGAACACGTCACCGCCCCGTCAGGGGTCAGGGTCAGCGTGGCCCCGCACCCCATGGGGCAGAACCCCGCGACGGTCGGGTAGATGGGCGGATCGGCGGCGGTCACTCGGTCTCCTTGCGTCGGGTCCAGCCTCGGCGGGTGAGCGCCAGGGCCAGGGCGGCGATGTTCTGCTTCTCACTGGTCACGATGCCGATCAGCTCGCGGAGGTCGAAGTCCATGGCCACCTCGGCGTCGTCGGCGTCCAGGGTCTCAGGCTCGGGCGTCGGCGGCGCGGGAACGGGCGGCTCACCGGCCAGCCAGTCGGCGAACACGGCGGCGTCGGTCAGCACGGCCTCAGCGCCGACCCACTCGCGGGAGTTGACCGCGTTGCCAGCGGCCACCTGAGCGGCAGCGGCCAGCGCCGCCTCACGGGGCCAGGTGCCGCCCGTGATCAGCGGGAAGGTCTCGACCTCGGCCTCAGCCTCGGCGTATGGGCTCGGGTCGGTGAAAGCCACGCACGGGAAGTTGACCCCGGCGTCCTCGACCGACTTCGGATCCCAGCCGCCAGGGCTGATCCAGGTGACCCGGCGCATCCCGCGCACGCCCGGCCCCATGGACTCGTACTCGGCGCGGACGAACGCCACGGCCTCACTGGTGCGGTCACCGGGGATGCGCAGCCAGGTGATGATCGTGCCGTCGGGCAGCTGCTCCAGCTCGGCGGCGCTATTGACGATCACAGGAACGGAGCCGTCGGTGAGCTGGACGCCACGACCACGCGCTTCTCGTACAGCGCGATCATGTCCGCGATGGGCGCGGGCAGCTCGGAGCGCACGAAGTCAGGCGTGACCTCCTCACCGAACCGGCGGTACGGACGCCGCCACTCGTTGTCGCCGCCCTGGGTGCTGGACAGCCCGGCCTTGAGCACGCGCGGGCCGGTCACCCTGACCTCGGCCAGCGCGCCGTCGCGCCAGGTGACCTGGAGCCAGTTGGGTCGGAAGATCCAGGTGCCGTACCGGCGCGTCATGTCCTCCACCGCGCCGGGCTCGACCGCGAACCGGGCGACGTGAACCACCTCGGTGTCGGTGTCGCCGTCGGACTCGATGTCGGTGGTGGTCGTGGTGGTCGACCTCAGGAACGTGATGGCCCGGCGGTCGGGCACCTGGTCCAGGTCGGTGGGCTGATCGGTCATCGGATCTCCTTCGTGGTGGTTCGCCGGGTGGCGATGGCCAGGGTGGCCGGTCGTGGGGTAGCGGGGCATCAGCACTCAGGCCCGCCGGTCGAGAACTCCACGGGATCGGTGGCGCTGACGGCCACGGTCCCGTCCTCGTTGACGTCCAGGCTGACGATCTGCATGTTGTCGGTGGTGCCGAACACGCCCAGGGCGGCGGTGCCCTCGTCGTTGACGAACCACTCGGTCGGCACCCCGAGGCCGTCCCAGAAGTCCATCTCCACCTGGAGCGCCGCCTTGGGCGCGGGCCTGGTCACGCGCACCAGCCGGGGTTGCTCGCGTGGTAGGCGGCGGTGATCTCGGGGTCCGCCAGGTAGTCGAGCAGCGCGGCGTCGGCCTCCGAGTGAGCCTTCTCGCCGTCGGTCTCCTTGGCCAGCTCACCGAGGGTTCGGAGCAGGCGCGCCTTGGTCATCATCGCTTGGCCTGCTGGGCGTACTCGGGGTCACGGCCCAGGTGAACCTCCACGTCACCGTAGTGCTCGGCGGGGCGGATGATCACCGGCTCGTCGTGCTCCAGGGTGTACTCCTCCTCGGCCCCGTTGCCGATCAGCACCGCGACGTGGCGGGCGTCGATGGACAGCTGGCGCAGCTCACCGGTCACGATGGCCACGGTCTCGCGGTCGTCACGGGTGACGCGGAAGCGGATCAGCGTTCCGATGTAGTCGGCGCTGAGCTGACTCGCGTGACGGACGTCGGGCTGCTGAGCGTCGGCCCGGCCCGGCATGAACGAACTGGAAGCGCCCATCACCGACCGCGAGGTGGACGTGCTTGGGGTCGACGTAGCGCACCGTGCAGGTGGTGTCCCAGGGCGCGAGGAACGGCGCGGCGCACTCGCTGATGGTCGGCCATGGGCTCACCAGCTGGCCCGCCGAGTACAGGCCCGGCGCGGCCCCGTTGCTGTTGCCGGGTCCACAGACCCGATCACCGTTGACGCGGCAGTCCCAGGCCGGATCGTCCTCCTGGATCGGGGCGCTCGGGGCCGGTGGCGCGGCCTCGGCCACGCCTGCACCCCAGGCCACGCCCAGGGCCAGCACAGCGCCGGTCACGACGCCGCCCGCGAACGCACGGATGGTGGATGGTCTCATGTGGTGTTCCTCCAGGTCAGGAGTGTAAGCGGGCCGGTCCCGCCTGACTTATTAGGTTATATCTTAGTCGGCTCGCCGCCGTCAAGTTACCCGAGTGAGTCGGTATTCACCGGTACTCACGCATCACGCCGCCCCGTCGCCGCCCACCGCTGCCCGCGCTGAGCCTGGTACAGCAGCGTGATCTGGCGGGCCATGTCGGGCGGCAGCGTGGCCAGCAGCTGACCCAGCTCGGTGCGCGGATCCCACTGACCGAGGGAGCCGGGCGTCACCTCGGCGTCGGTGGCGCGCACGCTCAACTCCTCCACCAGGGCGCAAAACGGGCCGAACTGATTGGCGCTCACCGGGCGCGCGGCGGCGTACCCGAGGGCGAACGCCAGCGCGGCGGTCGGGGCCTGGCTGAGCGGGATGGAGGCGGTGCCGGTGGCGAACTCACGGCGGGCGGGCGGTGTGGCGGTCATGGCAACACACTAGCCCGAGTCAGTCGGGTGAGTCTCACGCGCGTGTACGCGCACGCGCGCATGTACGCGGGCGCACGCGCGTGCGCGCGACATCTAACCAGATCGGCCCCTGTTTTGTCAAGCGGTTGACAATCTCCTTGACAAGGGCGGTAGGGTCAGCCTGAGAACTCGCTGACCCACCGAGCCAGGGTCAATGTCAGGGTGGTTCTGAGTGAGAGTGATACTCCTCCTGCCCGTGGCCCCGCCATCGTGATCCGAACGCGCCGCACCCTTCGGGCGCGTTCGCACACTGGCCCCGCCCTCGGCCATCTAGCGCGCCGGGGAGATATGGGGTTATCTTTAATCCATGACCACCACCACACGTAAGACCAAGGCCAAGGCCCCGAAGGGTGACGTGAGGCCCGAGACCCTGGCCCAGTTCGCCGCCATCCTGAATGACATCGCGGAGCGTGATGTCGGGTTCGACCGGATCGTCAACCGGCTGTACGTGGCCAGGGCGCAGCTCGCCCAGGTGACGGCGGCGCGGAAGGCGGTGTTCGTCCACGTCAAGCGCGCCTACGAGATCGGTCACCGGGCCATCGGTGATACCCCGTACGACTTGCGCGAGACCGCGCCGGGGCCGGTCACCCAGTACAGGGCGGTGGACTCGGCGGTGGCCAAGAAGGCGGACGCGGCGGCGTGGCGGCGGGCGCATGTCGTGGCCCCGTTCGTCCAGGTGAAGGCCCCGGCGGCGGTGGCCTTGGCCGTGCCGCCGGTCGACGTCCCGGCGGACAGGGAGTTCATCAGCCCGCCCGAGGCGGTGGTGCTGCACCGTGAGCACCCCGCCTGGGCCGAGGGCAAGAAGCTGCGTGAGGCCGAGCGGTGGGCGCTGACCCAGCTGGAGGAGATCGGGCGGCAGTTCGACTGGCCGGGTGACCTCAAGGTGTTCGCCGACGGGTGGAGCGTGCAGCTGACCCGTGAGCAGTACAGCAGCGATGCCCTGGCCGAGCGAGACCCGGCGCTGTTCGATCAGCTGGCGGTGCTCAAGACCAAGCAGGCCGCGCCACGGATCTACATCGCCAGGCGTGACGGCGATGACCCCGAGGGCGACATGGCCGAGTACGAGGGCGACTGAGACCACCAGGTTATAGTGAATATCTATGGCTACTGTTATCCCCTCCAGACGGGGCCGACCGAGGGGTCCGGCCAAGGTGATGTTGCCCGTCAAAATGACGCCTGACCAGCGCAAACGCTTCAAGACCGCGTGCGCCGAGGAGGGCCTGACCTACGGCGAGTTCATCATCAAGTGGTTGGACGCCCGAGACGTCACGAAGCGGCGTCAGCAGCGCGCCCAGGCCCATCCGCTCCACCAACCGACCCGCAAGAGCCACTACCCAGGAGGAGGCGTCTGATGGCCCTCGGTGACCCTGAGCCCATGACCGCCCGCGAGGTGGCCGAGGCCCTGCTGGCGCTGCCCGACCCCGACGCGCCGCTGGAGCTGTGGTGCGGCGGTGACTACGGCCAGTTCTCCGTGACCAAGGTCGAGAGTCCGGTCGTGCTGAACCCGGCCAATCCGGCCAGCCGCCGCACCGTGGCCCCCGAGGCCGAGGGCGCGGTGGTGGTGAGGCTGATCTGATGCCCGACCTCAACGACATGCACGACGACGAGGTGCGCGCCCGGCTCGGCCTGCCCGCCCTGGGTCGGCCCATGACCATGGAGGAGCGCATCGAGTACAACGCGCTGCGGGCGTTCCCCGAGCCGTTCGACCCTGAGACCGAGGCGGCGCTGGACGTGGCCGACATGCTGGAGGGCCAGTGAGCACGCGCGGCGACTGCCCTCACGGGTGGGAGCCCGCCCTGTGCTGGCGGTGTCCGTGGCCCGAGCTGAGCGTCCCCGAGCCGACTCAGCCCGAGATCGAGGCGCTGCGTCGGGCGCTGGCGGCGTTCGATGACTGGCCCCCGTCAGGGCCTCAGGCCGACCGCGCCGAGGCCCAGGCGGTCGCTGAGGCGGCGAGGGCGGTGGTGGCGCTGTATGACGCCCAGGTGATGGCCATGCGCCAGGCGGCGGCTCAGCAGATCAGCCAGGCCCAGATCGAGCAGCTGATGGCCCGGCCCGAGCCCACCAGCAAGACCGTCCAGTGTCCACGGTGTGGCCACGTCCAGGAGATCCCCAGCCAGGTGTTCACGCCGAGCTGCCCGAGGTGCTTCCAGACCTGGAACACCATCCGACCGCGAGAGGAGAGCGGAGGTGACCGTCCGCGTGATCGACGTTGATAACAGCCAGGTGGTGCGCGCCCAGGTGGACCGGGCCACCGCGTGCTTCTACCCCGGCAACAAGAACCGGGTCGTGGTGGTGGCCGATGCCGCCGACTTCGGCGCGGCCATCGCCGCCCTGGAGGAGCTGCGCGCTCACGCCGAGCCCGGCGAGTACCTAGGCTGCATGGACTGTGGCGGACGCACCTGGAGCCCTGACCCGCCCGAGGAGACCGAGGGCGAGCACTACAACCGGATGAACGGGCTCGGCCCCGAGTGAGTCGGGTAACTGTTGCACCGCGTCGCGTAGGCTCTGACCATGACCGTTAGCGATGACGACCTCAGCAGCTTGATCAACGAGGAGCTGCTGGCCCGACGGACCAAGGTGATGTACCTCAAGAACGCCGGGGCCACCTGGGCTCAGATCGCCCAGCAGGTCGGCGTGTCCATCGCCACCTGTCGCAAGGACATGGCCATCGTCCAGCGCGACATCAACAACGAGCAGCCGAGCCAGGTCGTGGCCCGTCACCGCGCCGTCATCTTCGACATCCAGCGGGCCAACTACCCGGCCATGATGCGCGGCGACAAGGACGCCGCCATGGTGATCCTCCGCGCCCTCCACCGTGAGGCCAACCTGCTCGGGCTCGACAGCCCGACCCGAGTGCTGGCGGCGGTCAGCGCGGAGGACTTCGCCAACGAGGCCGCGCGCCTCATCGAGAGCATTACATCCAAGGACGCCGACACCCTCAAGGAGCTGACCAGTGCGAACCGACCGATCACTGTCGAGGAAGTCCCCCTCCCCGAGCCCGAGGTGGCTGGACCAGATCAAGGCCAGCCTCCCGCCGTGGCAGGGGAGCCTGATGGACCGGCTGCTCAGCCGCCCGGCGGGTCAGCCGCTGATGGTCGCGCCCCCACCGACGCACCCGAGCGCGAGTCCCGCGTACCTGGACAGGCTGGCCTCCCCGACCTTCCCGACGACGACGGATGGTCCAATCTCTGAGCCCGAGCCCCGCGTGACGCACACCTCGGAGCTGGTGGAGCGTCACCGCGTGACGATGCCGGTCGGGGCCACGGGCGACAACGTGGCCGTCGCCAGGCTCCACGCCGAGGCATGGGCCGAGTGGAACGGGCTGGAGATCAGGCCCGAGTCCTTCGAGGTGCTGGCGTCGTCCAGCTTCGACGCCGACCACGGCGAGTACATCGGCGTGGCGTTCGACGTCGTGATCGGCAAGGGCGACCTGTCCACCGATCACCGCGAGCGCGGTGAGGCCGACGCCTGGACCTGGAGCGCCCGCTTCCAGCACTGGCGCAACGTGTTCAACGGCATGGGCCGTCAGGGCCGACTGATCGCGCGCCGGGAGGACGGGCTGGCCAGCGTGACCCGCATCGGTGACCCGACCCGCCAGCCCGGCACCCTCCGCGAGCGCCTGGGCGTGCCGCCCGAGGGCTCCATCGGGATCAAGCGCGGCGGTCTGCGGATGACCGAGGACATTCACCCGGCCTGGAGCGACCCCGACCATCCGGTCAGCCGCGAGCTGCGCGAGACCTACGCGCCGCCGGTCCCGCCCGCCGATCAGCGCCCGCCGTGGCTGCGCCGGGCCGACGGCTGGGACGAGGACGATGCCGGGGAGGGCGTTCCGCCCGGCCTGGTCGACTGAGGCTCCACCTGTAAGGCGCTACCCTGGGCGGCATGGCTTCGACTAGCGGCGCGTCCGCCCAGCACCCGTCCACCCTGGCTCTACTCGACCACCTCAAGCGCGACGACGTGACCGAGGCCAGTCCCGAGCTTGAATGGGCGGTGGTGCGCTCGGTGAGCTACACCGGCCAGGAGGTGGCCGACCGGCTGCCGAACGGCGGGCCTGAGCTGACCGCCGGGCTCCGTAAGCTGCTGGAGGCCCAGGACTGTTTCCTCCGCGCCGCCCGTGAGCACCGCCGCCTGGCCGAGCGCCCCGCCGTCGGGGAGGCCTGACCATGGGCGACGTGATCGACATCCGCACGGGGCGTCCGGCTGAGCCCGTCACCATCGTGGACAAGCGCCGCGCCCGCACCAAGGCCGACGCGCTGGCTGAGAACGGCCTGGCGGCGCTGACCGGCTCGGTGGCCCCGCCCCCGGCCCAGGCTCAGGACCGCGCCCAGCTGGCCAAGAACGTCACCAACCTGGCGGGCAATCTCTGGTGGCACGCCCAGGGCGCGACTCAGCGCGGCGACCACCTCGGGGCCAGCCGTCACCACATCGCTCGGACGCGCGTGCTGGCTCAGGCGCGCCGGGAGGGCGTCATCGAGTGACCCAGCCCGAGGATGGTGACTTCGTAACGCCGTCGGACGACGCGCCCCGCTGGGCACCGGACGACCAGCTGCTTCCGGCCCTGCTGGCCGGATCGACCACCATCCGCTACGCCGATCTGGCCCGAGGCGACCGAGCCTGGGCCATCGCGGGCCTACGCCTGAACGGGGTCACCGCCGAGGCCATCGCGGACCAGCTGACGTGCTCACTGCGCCAGGTCAGGGCCGTCGCCGCCGAGCCCGCCGCCATCCTGGCCCGGTTCTACATGGTCGAGTCCGAGGCGTTCGCCGACACGCTGAGGATGCTCCAGGGTGATCTGGCCCGGCTGACCCGTGAGCTGGCCGAGACCGCCGCCGAGCGTGACCGGTACAAGGGCCACCTTGGCCGGATGATCGACGCCGCCCTGGTCGGTGACCTCGGGCCGACGTTCGCCAAGTGCGGCCACCCGAAGACCCGCTACAACAGCTACACCGCGCCCAAGACGGGCAAGGTGTCCTGCCGGATGTGTCACGCCGAGGCCCAGGCCGAGTACCGCGCCCGGCTCAAGGCCGCGTCCGACGCCGCCCCCGTGGGTACCCTGAGCCCATGGCCAAGGGCAACCGATCACGCGGGACGCGCGCCAGCCTGCGCCGAGGGCGGGCCACCGTCGCCCGACGCGGGCACGGCGGGCCTCACCTGAGCCGCCGGGGCGGCGGCAACCTCACGTTCGGGCGTCACGGCCCCAGCGTCAAGAAGGACAACACCTACGAGGCGCTGCGTCGCAAGGGCTACTCCAAGGAGAAGGCCGCGCGCATCGCGAACGCCCAGCACAACGGCACGATCAATCACCGCCGGGGTCGGCGCGGGCCTCACCAGAAGCGCTGAAAGGCCCGAGTTAGCGGGTAGTGATGACCGGTCAATCACGGTCTCGCGTACGCTGGCCAGTGCCCGACCCTCCGCGCCCGGCAGCTTGATCACTCGCCAGGCCAGACGGCCAACCGTTGGACCCGAGCGGACGCGCTCACCGGTCTTGATCGGCTCTGATCTGAGGAGGGCGGGCGCTATATCTCAGCCGGTCACTGTCCGGCTGGAGCCCCAGTCCTCGGGCTCGGCGTCACAGCACATCGCGCACACGATCATCGGGTCACCGTGGTTGCCGCGCGTCCCGTCGCACGCCGGGCGCTCGGGCTCGACGTGGTGAGGACAGTCGAACCCCATCGGGTCGGGCTCGCACGTACACGGCTCGACGCGCCGGACCACCACGCCACCGCCGCCCTTGGGCGGGCGTGGAGGCGGGTTCTGGAGGCCGGTCGGCGGCTCACCTCGGCACGTCCGGCACCGGTACAGGCCGCTCTCCGTCCAGCCCATCAGCCGCCGGATCGGGATGTTCCCGCACCCCTGGCACCAGTCCCGCGTCGTGGTGTCGACGCTGGGCCTCGGCTGGCGTCCTGCCACGGGTACCTCCTCGGTGACCTGGTAGTCGCGCCCGTCGATGGCCGTCTCGATGAACGTCCGGTAGGCGCGGTACGCCTCGGCGCTGGCCTGGGCTCGGCCACCTCGGCGGGCGTTCACGTAGTGGAGCAACCCGGCAACACCGCTGAGCACGCCCGCGCTGCTCAGCATCTGGATGATCAGGTCGGCGGTCATACCAGGCCCGCCGCCAGGTTGGCGCAGTCGGCGGCGTGCGTGGCCAGCCAGTGGACTCCGCAGGCGCGGCACAGGTCGTCGTCACCGTACGGGCTCGCCGCCTGGGCCAGCGCCCACTTCACCCGAGCGCCCTCACGGTGTGAGCACGTCGGGCAGTGTGGCCTGATGTTCGACCGGATGTACCGCCCGCCTTCGTGGGCGGGGACGATCCGGTCGACGTGGATGGTCTTGTCGTTGACCATGGCCCCGCACTCCCAGCAGGGCACCTTGACGCCATCACCGCCGAACCCCGAGGCCGGGCTGAGTAGCCAGGCCCGCCGGGCGCGCCGGTCGTAGCTGGACCCTCGGTCGTTCCCGTTAGGCATCGAACTCCTCCTCGTACCAGGGCAGCCACTCACTGGCCGGGCGCGGTTGACCGGCCTCCACGCTGGCGTCGAACAGGCTCAGCAGGTACTCCAGGTACTGGACGTGCGGGTTAGGCCCGAGCCCGCCGACGTCGGGCGCGTCGACAATCCGCTGGATGAACTTCCGGCGCTGCTTGGCCACGTCCATCCCGTGGCTGACGGTCTTCACCGCGCCGCCCGGCTCGGCGGGTCGAACACCAGCCGCCAGCGCCCCTGAGGCGGGCACCAGACCAGCACCCAGGCCGACCGCCCGGCGAGGCCGCGCTGAGCGGCGTCAGCGTCATTCAGGCGGGCAACGTCGGCCCGCGTGGGCACCGGGGTCACCGCCTGTGCCGCCCTCGGTAGCGCCAGCGCCCGTCCAGGCGCACCAGCAGCCGTCGGCACCCGCCCGCCCCGGCGCACTCGACGCCGTTGGCGTACATGAACCAGGCGTGGAAGTGGCGGCAACCAGGGGCACGCCCTGGGCTGGCGACGAACGTCGGCTGGCGGTGGACCGGCACCGTCGGGTCGATCCGCTGGCCCCTCACGGCGCGGGGAACGGGCTCAGGCCGCGCTTCACGCGAGCGTCGACACTCTGGCAGTTGAACGCGTGGTCGGTGGTCTCGGCGGTCTGGCAACAGGCCCTCACGCCATGGGCGCACGGCCTGACCGAGAAGTCGGCGGTGTCCACGCTGACCGGCTTGCCGCAGATGACGCACTTCGGCCAGTCGAACCCGCCCGAGCGGTCGGCGTAGTAGTGCTGGTGGTCGGCCATCAGATCCTCGGCAGGGGGATGCCGCCGGGGTAGGCGATGTCCTTGAGCCGGTGAAGCTCGGCCTCCTGGGCCTCGGTGAGCTTGTCCCACGGCTTGACGTCGGCCAGCAGAGCGGCGATCTGGCGCTTGGCCTCGGACTTGAACATGTCGGTCTCCTCGATCAGTGGCGGTCGGCCCCGCCTCACACCCATTAAGTTACCCGAGTCAGTCGGGTAAGTCAAGCTGACTCACGGGCACTCCGTCCCAGGTCGGTGGACCAGGCGGCATTCCGCGCAGATTGACTCACTCGGGGCCAGCTCGATGTCGCGGAGCCTGAGCCCGTCGCCCTGGCCGTTGGGCCGGTACCAGTCGGGCGCGTCCATCTCCAGGACGTCGGGCACGCTGTAGGCGCTGTCGTTGTCGCACCCGCCCACCTCGTCGCACCGGTCGCACACCACGGTCAGGTCGCCCGCGAGCTGGTGATCGGTCCAGGCGTGGCCACACCGGCACACGCGCCCTGGCCGCGTCATCGCCGGGCCTCCTCGGTCTGCTGGCGGGCGTGGCTCGGGTCGACGCGGAACCACCAGGTCTCGCCCTCGGGTGAGGCCCCGGTCCAGTCGTCGCAGTCGAGCAGGATGAACCCCTCACGCGGGGCCATCGGGTGGTCGCGCAGTTCGTGGTGCGTGTTGCCCAGGCCATGGGCGTACCGAGGCCGACCGCCCTCGCGGAACGTCAGCCGGGCGGGCAGGTTGACCACCACCGCGCGCCGATCACCGAGCACGTAGTGGAGCAGGGGCGGATCCTCGATCACCTTGGCCCCGGCGGCGAACAGGGCGAACACCGCCTCCACGCGGCGACGGGCGCTCACGCGGACACCTGCTCGATCAGCACGCCGACGCTCATGCGCGGGCCGACGCGGTGCTCAGGGTTGGCGGCGCTCAGGATGAACCGCCCGTACTCGTCGTGGACGGTCACCAGGTCGTGCGTGACGCGGAGCTTCATTCGGCCCGGCGGCTCGGTGATGAACGCCATGGACAGCGGGCCGGTCACCGAGTCGGCCCCGAACAGGTGCTCGACGTACCCGATAATCGACACGCGGGCCTCAGCGCCGGGGTCCAGGTCCACGGTGGGGATCGTGGTCTCGCGGACGTCGAAGTGACGGCGGTCGGTCGGCCTGGTCGACTTCCACCAGTCCCATAACAGCAGCGCCCCGGCCACCGCGAACGCTTCGGTCCAGCTCCAGTCGGTCACGTCATCCGGCAGGCCGAACACGTACTCGGCCACGCGGAGGAACAGCCACATGCCGATCCACCAGGCCGCGATCCGGCCCAGCTCCCAGCGCGCGGTCACCGGGTCTGGTCCAGGGTCGGGCGGGGCTTCGGGCCGTGATCGGGGCAGAGCAGCCGTCCGATCTGGTCGCACGCGCCGCACACCGGGGCGGCGTCGGCAGCCTGGCGGCGGTCGGTGGCCCGCGCCAGCCGGTCGGCGCTGGCGGCGTCCCGCTGGAGGTCGATCAGCGTGTCGAGCTTCTGGTTCATGTCCTTGAGCAGGGTCAGGAACTCGTTCACGGTGTGCGCGATGTCAAGGTCGATCTTGGGCAGGAGGCCCATCGTAGGTGCCTTTCGTGGTGATCGGGAGACCGTTACGCCTCAGCTTGGCGATCTCGTTCTTGCGGGTGCGGTGGTCTGACGGCGTGCCGCTCAGGCCCCCGATGAATCGTCCGTTCAGCCTCACTTTCCAATGGCCAGGGCGGGTCCGCCCGTGGGGCTCCAGCTCACCGCCCGCCGCCTCGATGGCGGCGAGCAGTGTCTTGAGTTCCTTGTGCCCGTTGCAGCGCCGTGACTTGCCGGACCCCGGTTGGGGCGGCGTGACCGTCACCGGCCCGCCGCCATTTCCTCGGCGCGCATGTGCTGGCCCATGAAGAACCCGGCGGTGCGCTGAGCGTGCGTGTAGCTGGTGGCGATGGCCTTGCCGAACCACACTCCGTGGTGCGCCACCTCTACGCGGAACCGACCGTCGAGCAGGTCGGTGATGATCCACTCGAAGTCACCGTCGTACTCGGTGGTGGAGGTGGTGGTGATCTCGATGGTGACCATGACGGTCTCCTCTCTGTCTGGCGGGCCGGTCCCGCGCTGACCTGATCTAAGTTACCCGAGTCAGTCGGGTATGTCAACAACCCTGACCGGCAAATATCGGGGCGCAGCCGGGTGACGGCGGACGCGCCCGTCCAGCTTGGGCGCGAACCGCTTCCCGCACACCTGGCACTCGGCCCGGCCCTTGAAGTTCCGGTGCGGCCACTCGCCCGAGCCTGGGCAGCGCGGCGGTCGGCGCAGCTCCAGCGGCAGCAGAAGCTCGCGGCTCATCGTGGCGGGCTGATCACGCCGTCGGCGTCGAGGTAGCTCCAGTCGGTCGGCAAGAAGCCGTCCCGGCACAGCCACTCATCGAGCGCGGTGAACAGCTCAGCGCCGCGCTCTACGTCGGCCTGGCTGAGGCGCTGATCGGCGCTCACGCGAGCGCACAGGGCGCGTAGCTCGTTCAGTGTGGCGTTGGGGTCCATCTTGGTCTCCTATCGGTGAGGGCGGGCCAGCCTGAGCCAGCCCGCCCTCAGTCGGTCATCGGACGGTGATCCACCGCATGGTCGTGGCCAGCAGGTCGTCGTAGTCCCCGTCGGTGGCCTCGTTGACGTAGGCGGTCACCTCGTCGGCGGGCACCCCGGCCTGGCGCAGGGCGCGCTGGACCTTGGACACGATCAGGAACCCGTTTCCGTCCTGGCCGATCAGCTCCACCTCCACCTCGGGGTACTTCGGCCCGTCGGCCTCGGCGGCGCTCACCAGCGGTTCGGCTCGGACTCGGGGTGGACGTAGCCACCGCCCGCGAACGGGCCACCGCCCCGGCCACCTCGGCCACCGCCGGGCGCAGCGCTGCCGCCCCCGCCCAGGCCGACGATGAGCATCCCCGAGAACGGGTCACCATGGTCCACCGCGCCGACGGTCTCAGACCGCTCCACGCGCCCGAACCGGCCCATCACCTCGGCGGTGGGCGGCTCCGCGCCGGGCGGGGGACCGAGGTGGTCGCCGCCGGTCATGTGGACCAGGCTCGGCCAGTTGGCCTCCCCGATGAACTCCAGCAGGCCCGGCCAGTTGAACCGGCGGGTCTCCGAGCCCGTCACGACCCAGCGCACCGACCGGCCCTCACGCCAGCCGAGGGCGGCGTAGCTGTACTCGCGCCCGGCCTGGTACTTGGTGAAGTAGACCACCGGGCGGTCGTCGGCCCCGACCTCGGGCATCTTGGGCCGAGCCGCCTCGCGGGCCATCAGCAGCGCGCGGGCCTCGGCGCGCTCGCGCTCACCGGCCAGCTCCAGCAGGCGCGCGGCCTCCTGGCGCAGGTACGCGGCGCTGGGCGGCTGAGCGGTCACGCCCTCCGAGGGCGCGGTGGCGCGCTCACCCTCGGGCAGGCTGACGCTCTCGTTCGCGTAGTCAGTCATCGGTCTTGCTCTCCTTCTTGGTGTCGCGAGCCTCGGCCCGGTCGGCCTTGGTCTCCTTGGTGGTGGCGTCCTTGGCGGGCTTGTCGTCCGCGTCGGTCTTGGTGGTGGGCTTCCGGTCGTTGCGCGACCAGCCAGCGTCCACGGCGGGCTTGAGGTGGCGTTCCACCTCGTCGGTGAGCCGGTCGTTACCGGTCAGGGTGCGCTCGGTGTCGCGCATCGGCTTGAGGATGGACAGCTCGCGCACCGGGATCACGCGCTTGGTGAACGTGGTGCCGTTGGGGTTCTTGGTCACGGTCACCTCGGCCTCGTCCAGCCGGGTCAGCGGGTCGTCAGCGCCGCCGTTGCCGTACTGCGGGTGGACCACGGCCCAGCTGGCCAACGATTCAGCCGTCGCCAGGAGATTCCACGGGCGGTCGGGGAAATCGCCCACAGCGTCTCGCTCAGCCACGATCTCCTCCCAGTCGTGGGTCTTCACGGTCTGGGCCGGACTCAGCCCGAACGCCCGGCTGATGCCGTGGTCCGAGTCGGGGTCACCGATCACGACGTAGCGCGTGTCGGTGCGCGTGTCCTGGGCCTCCACGCCATGGGTCACCTGAGCGCCCTTGCTGAGGCCGATCACCACGGCAGGGTCGTCGGTCTGGGCCACCACGGCGGCGACCTGAGGCACCGACGCCTGAGGGTTGGCCCAGGGCGCGCCGTCGTAGATCGGCACCTCCAGCTGGTCGCGGTCGGTGACGAACGGGTCGGTGAGCCCGGTCGGGCTGCCGCCCGTACCGAACACCTCGGTGAGCTTCATGCCGGTACCGGTGCCGCCGATGAACACGACGTCGGTCTTGGCCGCAGCGAGCGCGGTGGGCGTCACCAGGGCGGCGACAGTGGCCGCGCAGGCGGCGGTGGTGAGCAGGGTCTTCATGGTCTGGTCTCTCTGGGTAGGTGCTGGCGGGGTATCTGGTGGCGGTAGGTGGCCCGCCGGGCTCGGTGCTGAACCCGGCGGGCCGGTCTTGGTGAGGTCAGCCGACCTCGGGGCGGTCGTCGGTGTGGCCGTTGACGTAGTTGGTCACGCGGATGACGTCCATGCCGTTGGCGGTGTCCAGGTCGAACACGGCCACGCGGGCCTCGGTGCCGGTCTCGCCGTCGGCGTAGGTGCCGATCAGGACGTTCCAGGTCACGGTGGTCCAGGTGATCTGAGCGCCGGTCAGCTCGACCAGCTCCATCATCGCGCCGAACATGGTGGTCACGCCGTGATCTTCGCTCAGCGCTTCGACGGCCCCGGCGGTGACGGCGACGATGTTGTTGGCCATGGTGTCTCTCCTTTGTCTGTCGGCGGGACGGCCCCGCCTCACACCCATTAAGTTACCCGAGTCAGTCGGGTATGTCAACAACAACTAGCAGCAAATTGTGATGGCCCGCCCTGGCCGATCACCAGGGCGGGCCACGCTCCCCGCTAGGCGGGCAGCAGCGCCGTGAACAGCTGGCCCTTGAGCTGGCCCAGGCTGTCCGACATCAGCGTCCGCTGAGCCCGGCGGATGGCGCGCTCCTCGTCGGTGGCGTCAGCGCCGAGGCTGACCGGGGCCACATGGTCGAGGTAGCGGGTGCCCGCGTTGTAGGCCCCGAACGCCGTGCCCTTGAACGCGGCCACGGTGGCGTCGCTGGCGTAGACCTCGAAGACCTCCAGCGCCTTGGCCTTGCGGGCCTCGGCCTGCTTCTCGGTGGTGGCCCCGCCGACGCCCCAGACGGCCTCCAGGCTCTCCAGAACCTCGGCGTCGGACATCTCCCGCGCGATCAGCCGCTCGCACTGCTCCACGAACGTGTCGCGGTAGGCGAACGTCAGCCCGAGCAGCGCCCGCACCTCGGCCAGACGGGCCTTCGGGGAGCCGGTGTGGCGCAGCGCCACCTGGGACCGCGCCGAGCCCTCGGCCATCCGCTGAGTGTTGGCGCACACGATCCGCACCGGGCTGATCAGCGCCCGCAGGCTGGCCTCGCCCGAGTGGTTGTTCAGGACGGAGATATACAGGTCGGTGGTGTCCAGCTCGCCCGTGACCGGGCTGCGAAACTCCATGTGGGCGGGCATCTTCATCGTGACGAAGGTGTCCCGGCCACCGCGCAGCGCGCCGATGGTCTCGATGTGTGCGCCGCCCTCGTCCACGATCTCGCTCAGCAGCTCGGTGGTCTCCTCGTTCTGGAACGGGGTCCACCGGTCACCGACCACGCCCAGCGCCTCGGTGCCGCCGTTGATCGGGTTGGTCCGCACCACCGCGTAGCGGTCGGGAACGATCAGGCTGAGGGTCGCGCCCTCCACGCCCGACTGGTCCGGCACCTCGGCGGTCAGCGGCACCTTGCGGACGTCCCAGCCGCGCATGTGGGCGGCGTCCAGGGCCTCGTCGGTGGTCATGGCGTGGCCGACGGCCTGGCCGAGGCGGTGCCAGGCGCTGACTGTGCCGTCGGCGCGGGCCTCGGAGTCGGCGAAGCTGGTCACGCCGTCGGTGGTGTCGAGTTCGTGGGCCATGGTGGTCTCCTCTGGGTCGGTGTCAGCGGGCCGGTCCCGCCTGACAAGAACTAAGTTACCCGAGTGAGTCGGGTATGTCAAGCTCTGCTAGCAGGCAATTTAGACGGAAATTAGGCCGAGCCCGAGGAACACGGGGATGGCCAGGAACCCGCCCAGGGCCATCACGGCCCCGGCGTAGCTCCATGCGGAGCGGTCGGGCGCGCCCGCCACCAGGAAGCACCCGGCCAGGGCGATGACGACGAGCACGATCACGGCATGACCACCTTGAACTCGGAGCGGAGCAGGCACTGGCGCTTGCCCCTCGGTTTGACCAAGCAGTACAGCGGCTGGCCGTCGTTGGTGGCCATCACCGCGCTGATGCGGCACCTGAGCCCGGCGTACTCGGCCACGTCGCCCACAATGGGCACCACTGCCGTCTCATCGTCGCCCAGGCGGTTCAGCGCGGCGTCCTCGGCCTCGGCCTGGGCGTCGTCCTTGGTGGCGTGCCAGCCGATCTCCACGCCCGGCCCGTCCACGAACCAGGGCGTGCCCGAGCCCTTGGCGCTCATCCACCTGGTGATCTTGTACGGCCCGGCGGTGTACTCGCCGGGCTCGGGCCTGGTCCACTTCACTCGGGGCCTCCCGTCAGGAGGCGGCTGACGCCGCTGGGCACCTGGGCCGAGCCACCGCACCCGCAGAGCGTGCGGGCGGCGTAGATGGCGTCGGGGCAGCAGGCGTTCGCGTGGAACTCGTCCCACCACTCCGACCAGGTGAGCGCGTGGTCGAAGGTCTCGCCCAGGTTGGCGGGCTGGTCACCCTCGGGCGCTGGCGCGCTGGCGGGCCGGTGAGACCGGACGAACGTGGCGTAGCCGCCGTCACCGACCCGGCTCGGGGCGGTCTCGCGGGACTGGAACTTCATCGGGCGGTCCCTCTCAGTAACCGGCAGCCGCGAGGGCTGCCTTGGCGTCGGCGGCGGCGGGGATCGACTTCACGTAGACGATGGACGAGTCGGGCCGGTGGTCGATGTCGTACCCGGCGGCGGTCATGGCCTCGGCCAGCTGGCCAGCCTTGCGGACGTTGGCCGAGTCGAGGTCGCTGACGCTGACCCAGACTTGCGCCGGGACCGTCCGACCGTTGCCGCGCCGGGCGCAGTAGCCGGGCTTCGGGAACGGCTGAGTGATGATTCCGAAGTCGCGCTTGAGGGCGCGGCTGATGTGCGGGGCGGTCGGCAGGCCGTTGGTCACGGTCATGGTGGTCTCCTCGGGGTCTCGGCGGGTCGGCCCCGCCTCACACGAACTAAGTTACCCGACTGACTCGGGTATGTCAAGCGCCCCGACCAGGCTATTCACCTGGCCGGGGCGCTCGGGCTCACTCAGACGCAGCGGCCTTGCGGGCGGCGCGGCGCTCACGGCGGGCCTGGAGGCGCTTGGCCTTGTCCTCGGGGGACTCGGCGGCGCGCTTGGCCAGCCGACGCTCGGCCCGGCGGGCGCGGCGAGCGGCCTTCTTGGCGTCGGCGTCGTCGGCCACCGGGGCGGGCTCGGCCACCGCGCCCTCGGTCTCGGCCTCGGCCTGAACCTCGGTCTCCTCGGCGTCGGCCTCGGTGACGATCTCGGTCTCGGGCTCGGCGGCGGGCTCGACCTCGGTCGGCAGTTCGATCTGGGCCTCGGCCTTCGGGGCCTTCTTGGCCAGCTTGGCCGCGACCAGCTCGGTGAACGCCTCGGCGGGGATCTCGCCCCAGCCGTCCAGGAACTCGGTGCCGTCGATCTTGCCGTTGATGGCGGTCGGGACCACCGGGTAGACCTTGGCGTCGGCTCCGTGGAGACGGCCCTTGGCTGCCTTGTAGGCGGCGGCGAACGTCTTGTGCCAGGTGGCACCGTCGACCGTGGCGACGTAGGGCATGGTGCCTGAGGTGCGGGTGACGGGGGCGTTCTCGGTGCCGGGGATCTGGGCGGTGAAGGTGATGGTGGCCATGGTGTCTCTCCTTGGGTTGTTGTCGGCGGGTCGGCCCCGCCTCACATCAACTAAGTTACCCGAGTCAGTCGGGTAAGTCAAGCGAACCGTGGAGGAAATTGTGAACCAGGTTCTCCCTGGTCAGCGCCAGGAGAAACGTCCACCCCCGGTACCGCCCCCGTCACCGGCTCCGAGCACCAAGTTACCCGACTCACTCGGGTAAGTCAACCCTCCTGGTATCCTGCGCCC